ACAGTAGACAGCGAATACAGATCGGAATACATTCTACACGCTTGCTCTGCTGCGTGTTTTGATAGAGAATATGCATTCAGACAGTCTGACGGCATGTCCTCTTTGAGAGGTTTTGGTTCGGAGAACGAGTTCTTCAGTCCGTATATGGCGGATGTTGTGGAAAGAACAAATCTCTTCACATTATACTTTTTGCATAATGCGAGCATATTCAAAGTTCCAATCAGATTGGTTTCATATGCTTTTGTGGGATCTTGAATGCAGTTCTGTATTCTGGCTTCTGCGGCAAAGTGAAGAACATAATCTGGATTGTGATATCCAAACACATCGGAACACATCACATAATCGAGCACATCGTAGTTGTAATATTTTGCTCCATCGTGATATTGAAAAGTATCATGTGCATCTGAAGATAGATTGTCTATGACTACTACTTGGTGTCCTTGATCGAGGAGCATCTTGGTGGCGTTAGATCCGATGAATCCGTTTCCACCTGTTATTAAAAATTTCATTAGGGTATCTCTTTAATTATTCTTTTTAGATAATTATCTAAATGAAGATCACCGATATTAAAATTATTCCAAACTTTATGATATAAGTTTTCATCAAAAGTTATTTTCTTAAAATCTGCCCAATCATCCAAAATTATAATTGGCATATCTTTATGTGCTTCTGTTATTTCTGATTTTGTAACAATTGGTATACAACCCATATACAAAGCCTCCCATGTTCTATGACAATCTATACCATTACCTTTTGGAGACAAACAAAAATAACTTTTACTCAAATCTGCAAGATATCCTTCAAATGTTGTTGGTAGTTTATATCCTCCAGCAAAACCATTCCATCCACCATCAACATCATTTCTGAGTGCAATTCCCGTTTGCTGTAAACAATACTCTCTTTCATTTTTGTTATTATTGATATTAAAATTTGCATAGAACATATTTTGTTTTTTATTATTTTGACTTCGTATTTTATTTACAATAGAAATATCACCATGAGAATAACCCGCGTTTGCAATTCCTATAGGAAACGGTTTTAATTTTGGATGTTTAATCGCTGCGTTTTGTGCAAACCAAACCAACACTTTAGGATCATCCAAATATTTTAAATATCCTTCATTGATAGGATAATCACTGTTATGCGTAAATACTACAGATGGTTCTTTTAATTGAACTTTAGAAAAAAACTCACCAATATAATCAGTTTTAATAAATACCCAATTATGGTTGTTGGATTTTGGATTTATTTTATAGCCGTCATAGTTCCAAACATGTTTGCATTTTACTGCAATACTATTTCCAGTTATATAAGGATAACTATGATCATCGAAAGATTTCCACTGTGCGTACATTATTCTGTCTCCTGAAATGGATATTTCTGTTTATCTTCTTCACTAAAATCTTGATTAAGTTTTCCTATAAAATCATTATCGTGTACTCTATGACACCAACCACAATATACTAATTTATTGGTTTTTACTGTTCTATATGGATCGTCAAGTGTAGGGAAATCTTGGTTATTGGGTTTTTCACTAGGTAAATAAGGTCCCAATCTCGGTATGGGAGGAGGAACGCCACCATCATCAAAAAATTTGTATGCGTCGTGTATAAATGCTTTATTTTTTACTATTGGATAAATTATATCCCATAAGAATTCTTGATCTATATTTTTTCTATTGTTGTTGATTTTTCTGGAATAGTTATTTATTAATTGTTTAATATTTCCCAATATGTTATTTCTAACTCCCCACACACCACCCATTATTTTTACATTATGCGCGCACATATCTCTAACTATATGAAAATCTTTATCGCTGCTTAACCACTGATCCACACATGCTTTGTCTCTCTCATTCAACAAACTATCCGCATCTCTGCTTATCATTGCATCATTTTTTGTTTTAGCATCTTCTGCGGCATAAAATCGCCAAAACATACCATTCCAATTTTCATCTTGAGATTGAAATATGATTTCGGTGTTATTTCTTTTTTTAAGTTCGTCGATGAATATTTGTTTTACATTTGGAGAAATATAATATCGACATTTCCATTCTGGAAATATATCAGCAGCAATATCTGCATTTTTAATTGCATTTATGACATATAATGCTTTATTTCCCCAAAGAGAATAACTTATAATTTTCATGTTTATTTTTTCTTAATAATTAATAATTTAGAAGATCCGATTACTGGTGATTTATCGTGTCCTCCATGAGACCATAAATGAATATCTTCAATATTATCAACGATATAATCTCTCTGCTCTGTAGTCATATAATCTGATTCTAAGATATTATCTTTTATAAATTTAGTAAAAACATCATCAGTAGAATTGGTGCAATCTTTTCTCTTTTGACCCCAAAACATACCTCCGCGTAAACTATTTCCGCAAGCAACATCTTCTATGATATAGTACCCCTTAGATTTTACATGAGGAAATAGGTAACCTAAAGATTTTTGTTGATGTTCTTGAAAATGATGACCGTCGTCTAAGATATAATCAAACATATCTGTACCGAAATGATTAAATGCATTTTTCATTTGTTGATATGAACGCTGATCTGCGGTATAGCATTTTATTCTTTCATTTTCTAACCAAGAAAAATTGGTATCAAATACTTTACCTTCTTTTAGTAGTTCGATATCATCATTGCTAGGATTTTCACAACTCCCGCTTGGTTTTATCTTAGAATGTTTTACAATTCGTCCATTATCTGTACCACAAATCAACCCCCGTTGAAAGTAATTGTGCCACATTTTTATTGAACTTCCCTGATATATACCCATTTCTAATATTGAAATGTTTTCTTCTTTTTTATGTTTCATTATTTCGTGATATATTTTTGTATATCCGTGGTCATGCTTATCTGTACCAAAAAGTTTTGCAAGTTCGCACATAGATGAACGATTCTGTAAAACATCGCAAGTTAAATTACTTAATTTCATTTTTATCCTTTAAATTTTTAAATTTATCTTCTACTAAATTTTCTAAAATTTGAAATTTACAACCATCTTCTATTGGTTCATCCCATTTATTGTGCCAATGCCAAGTAAATGCTCCATCAAATAATTCAGAACTTTCATTCCCTTCAAAATTTTTCTTAAAAGGTTGTATTGTTCTACTCATTCCCCATTCTGTATTAAACCAAGCACAAGGAAATGTTATCCAATTTTTATTTTTGTTCCAAACTTTGTGATACAATTCTGTTCCCCAGCAAGTTGTATTTGGTTTAGCCGGAGTCAATTCCAATTCTTTTAATAAATCTAATGCTAATGTACTCTTTTGCTTGAGTCTCATTATAGCACCATTTTGTTTTAATATTGGTTCCCCACCAGTAGGAACAGTCCCAGATGATCCCCACTGATACATGAATTCGTATGGAAGTATTGGTAAAAAGTCTCGCAACACAACAACATCCATATCAATATATACACCACCATACTTGTATAAACATAGCAATCTAAACAAGTCTCCACCCAAATAACACAACGGATCATCAACTACACCTTTTACAACTTTAGAATTTTCAAGAGGAGTATTTTTTACTTCCTGTTCAAGATTCCATATCTTAAGTTCTATAAAAGGAAGTAATGGTTTTACATATGGATTGTCACTCAAATCCACATTAGACCATAATATTATTTTAGTTTTAGAAAGATCCTGAGTTACTATTGCTGACTTCAGTGGTAATGCTTGTTTTCTACCAAATTCTTTTGGTACTCTCCAATAAAAATGAAAAATTGTTTCTTCTTTCCAATCTGGGATTGGAAGAGATTTTGCATACTCTAATGACTGAAATACTCGATCAACGGAATCGAATAAATATAGTTCTTTGTTAGTTATTATATCAATCATGGTTTTTCTTTTCAAATACCATTAAAGTATTCATTACATGATTTCCATTTGGTAAAGGACTACCATTTTCATCTCTCAATAAACGCCTAAGTGATAGTGATAATTCTTCTTTGTAGGAAAAATTATATTGTTTAAACACATCTATCCAATATTGTGCATTTTGACAATTAACATGATGATAGCCTGGTTGACCAGGAACCGCATGTGTTATAGCAGCAACATTACATTTAGAAAAAGTTTTCATAAAATTATGAATATACTTTTCTTCTACATGTTCAACAAATTCACAACACCAAGACAAATCAAAATTTGATTTTGGTTCATATTCACTTAAAGTATAATCGTGTTGAATTATTTTACCAGAAACTTTAGACCTTTTTATTGCTTCAATCCATCCTTCAATCCCCACACCATCAATACCTTTGTCTAAGAAATACTTTAAAGAATGACCAGCACCGCAACCAATATCTAAAAAAGTTTTTGGTTTATATATTTCTATCAATTTGTCCCAAACTTGTGGAGCAAATGTTCCAATGTCACCTTCTATTATACAACCACCTAAATGATGTTCCATATTAATTTACCAACCTTTCGTTATTTGTTTTATTATCAATTACACAACCACCTAAATGTGTCATATAATGCTCCTTCTTTTAGCAAAAAAAGTTCCATTTCTATCAGTATTATCAAATACAACTTCAAATTCATTAGGATTGTTGTAGATATATTTTTTTATATTCAATCCTTTTCTAACACCAGCGTCATCTAAAACAAAATATTTTGTTCTATCTTTTAATATTAAAAATTCACTATATGTCGAAAATTCTCCTCCATCTAAAAACAATAAATCTATATTTTTTGGAATTGTTTCTAAAATGTAAGGGCAATTATTTAAATTGTTTACATCATTTATAAACCAATCTTTTTCCGATCCTTGTAAATTATTATCATCTAACTGATCAATATTAATTATCCTACCGAATAACAAATTTGCCCAAGTTGGTAAAATATTTTTCCAATTTTGAATTGCTTTGTTGTATAATTCTATATTACATTCTAAAGATAAAAATGTTATATTGTTTTTATTGGAATTTAATAACCCCTGAATTAAACAATATGTACTGCCTGTTCCTCTACTTGTTCCTATTTCTACTACAGTTAATATCTGTTCATCTTTGCAAATATTGTATAAAAAATTACCAAACTTAGAATCTAATTGTATTTCCCCTTCCGATAGTATCATAAATTCACTCCACTCATTATTTTTTCCCACTTATCATAAACTTTTTGTTTTCTTTGAACATTTGCTGCTTTCATATTATTACTTATATTCATTAACTCATCATTTCTGATAGTAATTAATCTATTTTTAAGTTCATCCCAACTATTAAAGTATTGAATATGTGGCATCCATTCTGTGTCGTAAAAATCTGCTAATGGTAACCAGTTTTTGAATTTATTTAAATCTTGATAATGGTTTGGATCGTTTTTGCCAGGCTTAATCACCGATCCTTCTTTCCATTCCGTTGGATAATGATGTGGTTGCATATTCCAAGTTTCATTCCAACTGGTTTCTCCTAAAATTTCATTACCGTGCTTTTCTTTCATTTTTAACATCAAATCAACTGAAGGGAAAAACATTGGTATATTTTGAGTATAATATTCAAACATGGACATTGTTGATACATTATAAGGAACACCAACTATACCTTTATACTGTACTAAATCGCTCCATTTAAATTTATGTCCTAATGCTTTACTTTTTTCTATCAAGTTTGGTATTTGACCGTTGCAATATTGACCATAATTATTAAATCTAGAATAGTATAAAAAATGATCCTTTGTTGGATTATAATGAACATTTGTGTATTCACATATATTTGGTATATGTGTGAAACTTCTATTCAAAAAATATTTACCATATTCTGCATCATATTTACTATTTGCAACTAGGTGTATTTGTCCCTTATCAACACCCTCTATCAAAAAATTGTTAAATTTTTCCCATTCTAGTGGTCTAGTGGAAAATGGACATTCATAACGAATCGACGCAACCACGATAATTGGTTTGTTCCAGTTTTTAAATAATCTAGAAAAAATAGGCGGATGTGTTGTTAAAAATGCATCATATTGATCCAATTCATTTTTGTAACGATTGTAAAATGCATCACACATTTCTTCACTTATATTATGCCAATTTTCTTGTGTTATGACATCTGTTGCCATTTTACCTCTACCGAACACCCAATTGTGTCCAGACATATTCCAACTAGTCACTTCGTGACCTAAATCTGTTAGAATTTTTTCAATGTCGGCTATTACAGAAATGTGTAAATCTAAATTAAATATTTTCATGTTATTTTCTCCGAACCATGTTCGTGTTGCACGGGGGACAATCCGTATTTGTATTGATTGATTAAATATTGTTTGTAATATTTAAGAATATTTTCTCGTTCTTCTTGCTCATCTTTAGTAAGATACAAATAAGCACATTCATCTTTGGTTAAACTTTCTACCTTACCTATGTAAATGTTGTCGTGTTTGAGACCGCAATGTATGCATGGATTGTAGCAATCTCCATAATTTCTAGGTATAGGTAACTTTCTCATCTCTTCATTAACATGCGGCAATCTTGTATTATCGGGAAACCTTTTATTACCAAAGGCAATATCATCATGTGAAAGCATATTAGGAATATATTTTCCATTAGATTTGCCCATAATAGTTTCTAATGAATTTAAATCAATAGAGCACATTCCTTGATCAATTGCACCAACAGCATACAAATATACTGTTGAATTTAAAAAGTCCTGATCTAGACCCTTTCTACCACTACCATCTCTCAAACGATTTAGCATATTGTCTATATGGGGTTTGATCCAATTCAAGTATCCATCTCTAACACCCCAGAGTCCACCCATCATTTGAGACTGATGTACACATGTATCTCTTATAGTGTGTACCTTTTTTGTGCTTTTATTTAGCCAATCATCAACACATGCCTTTTCTCGAATCGACAATCTACTATCAGTATCTCTACTAATCATTACTGAAACATCATCTTCTGTAGCAGGATAAAAACGATGCAACATCCCACCCCAACCTACATCTTCATCATAAAATGTGATTTCTACATTAGGTTGTTTTTTTAATTCATCTACAACCCAAGAAGGTACACTTTTTCTATGAATATAGAAGCGGCAAATCCAATCTGGATAAATCTCTTGTGCATTTTTTGCATTTGAAATAGCACCAAAAGTATAAAGGGGAGTATTCCCCCATAAGCAATATGATATAATTTTTTTCATTTATTCTTCCTCATAAATTTAACAGTTTCTGATTTAGAGGAATCAAATTGATAGACATACATTCTCTTTCCGATAAGAGCCTCTGTCTTAAGTAAACCACTATCCCATAATCTATGAGAATAATCCTGATCCTCTCCGTGAGAAATTTCAGGATAGCGAACCTTTCTAGCAATCTCCGTCTTTACTGTATTAAGATGGTTTGGTGTTCTGAACTGAGTTCCATCCTTTTTGAAGTGTCCACCACAGTTGAGGTTGTGGATGAATGGAAGATCATATTTTGGAAGATAACCCACCAACTCGACTACATCTGGTTTACCTTCTAATGCTCTCAGTGTTTCCGAGATATAAATGTCGGTGATCATATCATCATCGTCAATAAAACACACATACTCTCCCCGAGCCTTGTCTATTACATTATTGCGCTTCTTACCAACGGAATTCTGTCCGTTGTCGGATTCGGTAAGGATTTCGATTCTATCTTTTGCATTACAAGCAGAAATCTGTCTGTTTAGTTCAGCGATCAATTTACCATAACATTCCGCTCTTTTCGCAGGAAGATGTAGTATTCCTATCGTCCATAATATGCTCATTTCGGAAACCCTTTTGCCTTTCTCGCTTCAAATATCACTTTGTCACTCTGATAGAATTGCTCTGTGTGTTTTCTCAAGTCATCTTTGATTTCGTGCCAATCGTGCGTTATGACTCTTTTATCTAGATCTATCATCTTATTTAGAGATCTTGCAACAACTGTTTGTTCTTCGTCGCAAAATAAACTTACATATTGTGGATGATAGATGTATCCAAATCTCTTGTAATAGGGATTACCTATTATAGAAAGAACCATAACTGCTGGATAAGCCTTACTACAGTTGTAATTTATTGAACCATCATAATCTGGAAAATATGTCTCCATATCATTCATAATGACATCATCATATCCTTTTATTCTTGGTGTCATATCATCCGAAACCAAAATACAGACTTTCCAACCATCAGACGGAACATCTCTATTGCAGGCATCTACTTTGTTTTTACTGACGCCATAATGATACTCCAGATCAACTTTATTCTTCATATGTTCTAAAAACGATCTAATATCTGGATTGTTGCAAGACGCATCATTTTCGTCCATAGAGACGATGAACTTTACCTTTCTTTTACCCGAGAGTAAATTTACATATTGTGAGAATACCTCCTTAAACTTACTGGGTCTTGCTCTTGTTGGAAACTTGATGAGAAGATCAATCATAATAATTCGCTTTCTGGAAAACCTAAAATTTTTCTTTTATCGTATATTTTTTTCGCTTTGATAGTATTTCCTGTAGGAATAGTTGGACGAAATTTCTGTTTTTCCCTTGTTCTGTGTGCATGATATTGCGACAAATCTCCCCGTATCCACAGATTTCCGTGTTTTAGTGCCACCTGATATAGTTCAGTATCTGCGTACATGTGCCAATATTCTTCCCACAGGGGACCCTTTCCTCTATTCACTCTATTACGAAACTCCTTACCCAACCAAGCACTACCGCAGATTTGTTCACAAGTATCACAAGCCATGCTACCAAACTTATCTCCGTATGGTTGCATTACACCTAGAGTTCCACCAAAATGTCTCGTAAACTGTAGATGTAACTGATGTGCTTCATAGTTAGGATCTGGGTACATATCATCGCCAGCGGCAACAACTATATCCTTTTCCATCAACTGTCCGCAAAGATAGTTCACCGACTTAGGCCACCCCCCATATCCACCAATAGTGCTTTCTGGAACCAAAAGATTTACCAGAGATGCATATTGAGAAACATACTTGTCAGGAACAACAGCAGCAATCATATATCCTTTCTCTGTCCACTTCGGAAAGGTCTTTCTCGCCATCTCTAGATTTGCACTAGGTAATACCAACCATACTTCATCTGTTTTGTCACTTGGCATTTACTTTACTCCTTAATTTACGACTTGCCTGTGTGTGCTCTATTACAACTGGTTTCTGTTCTTCAAACCAAGGAGCATCGAATACTCTGCAATATGTCTGGGGGAAACAGAATGTCTTGAGTCCATTCTTGTCATGCTTGTCCCACACCTTCTGCAAACTCTGCTGTTCCCACACCGTTGGATTTCTCGTTGCTTCTTCTTTCCAATCGTTTATGAGATCTACTGCTTTGGTGGTATTGTTGAAATACATCGTTCCACCAGCAAGTGCTTCGTTTCCTCTGTCTGCTCCCCAAGGACGAAGATGAGTGTTTTGTTTCTTGTTCCAGACATTCGGAATCCAATAGCAACCAAAGTCGTATGCATTCAGTCGTTCAAATAGAGAAGGAACATCCCTGAATCTTGCGTCTGCATCCACCCACAACACACCGCACCCAAACTCACTCAACGCTTCCAGTATCACTTCTGCTTTCATCGTGCAGTTGTGAACCCAAGATCCCTTGCTTGGTTTGGCGTAAGCCTTGACATCAATACCGAACTCGTAAGCAGAACTTACAAGTTGATCTGCTTCATTTTTATATTCTGGAGTATAGAAGGTGACTACTTTCACTTTCTCACCTTATCATAGTTTTTAACAAAGTATTCGATGGTGGTTTTTAATCCGTTTTCCAAAGGAGTGAATGTAAAATATGGATTTTCATATCGAAACAGAGCATTATTCGTTGGTTTCTTAAGAATACCATCTGGATATGTACGATCATATACAATCCTTCCATCGAAACCCATTATCTCTGCGATCATACTCGCAATATCCTTTATCTTATGTGCTGTGCCTGGAGACACTATCATAACATCGCTGTTTAGATCACTGCTTGTTATGATTTTTGCCAGATCAGTAGCGAACATAAATTCTCTTTCTGGTTCACCCGATCCACCGACGATAAAATCTGTTTTGTTCTGCTTTGCCAAATAGCATTTATGTATTAGGTTCGGTATGACATGACCACTATCGAGATTGTAATTGTCATTTGTTCCATACAAGTTACAAGGAATGATGCAGGTTGTTGCTATGTCATATTGTTCTTTGAGAGCACGGGATCCGACTTCCAGCATTCTCTTTGCATAAGCGTAACCATAGTTGGTGTAATGTGGTTCCCCCTTGTGCAAATCACTTTCCTTATAGGGTGTTCGGATGTCACTCGGCATGATACAAGAAGACAAAAGAAACACGGAGTTTTGAAGAGAAAACTCCTTGCAAGCCTGAAGAACATTCATATTCATCTGTAGATTTTGTTCCAAGAAATCATAGTTTCTTGTGCTGTTTGCTTTCACTCCACCGACTAAAGCAGCGCAGTGAACTATTCTTGTTATTCTGTTGAGTTGAACATATCTCTTCAGAGCACAATAATCAGTGATGTCCAGTGTTTCTTTTGTTGGTTTGAAAGTGACTCCTGAGCGAAAGAATATCTCGCTTCCTAAAAGTCCATAACCACCCGTAACCAAAATATTGTTCATAATATACCTGCTGTTATGGACTCTTTTCTTCCTAACTTGAAGTCGTGATCTACCATCATATTCACAAGACCATTTATATCCACCCTCGGAATCCAATCAAGTTGTTTCATCGCTTTTGATGGATCTCCAAGCAGTTGATCCACCTCAGCAGGTCTGTAATATTTCGGATCAACCACGACATATTTTTCGTAATTCATATTGTATCGTTCGAACGCTTTCTTACAAAACTCTCGAACACTTATCATCTTACCAGTGGCAACAATATAATCGTCTGGTTTGTCCTGCTGTAGCATTCTCCACATCGCTTCAACATAATCACCAGCAAATCCCCAATCGCGCATAGCGTCCAGATTACCGAGATAAAGTTTATCCTGTAGTCCGTGGTATATTCTACCGACTGCACGGGTGATCTTTCTCGTAACAAATGTTTCGCCGCGGCGAGGACTTTCGTGATTGAACAAAATACCACAGGATGCGTGCAGATCATAGGATTCACGGTAGTTTACAGTCAACCAGTGAGCATAAACCTTTGCACAACCATACGGTGATCGTGGATAGAAGGGTGTAGTTTCCTTCTGAGGGACTTCCTGTACCTTACCGAACATCTCGCTGGAAGACGCTTGATAATACCGTACTTTCTTACCGTGTCTCTTTTCATACAGACGAATGGCCTCAAGTACATTCAGGGTTCCAATACCAACAGATTGTCCAGTATACACAGGAGCATCAAACGAAACCTTGACATGACTCTGAGCACCTAGATTGTAGATCTCATCAAAGTGTTCCGTGTCAATAAGATTTGCTATTGTGTTGTAATCAGTCAGATCTCCGTAATGAAGAAACAACTTCGGATTATTCATCAAATGTTCTATTCTTGCTGTGTTAAAAGAAGAAGAACGACGAATGATGCCATGAACTTCATATCCTTTTTCGATAAGAAGATCTGCTAGATAAGAACCGTCTTGTCCTGTAATCCCCGTAATCAGTGCTTTCATAATCTATTAACTTTCTGTATCACCGATGCTAGATCATGTAGGATCACAGCATCTTTATCACCATGTAATTTATGTATCTGACAATATGAACGGGGCAACCAAAGAGTAGGTGGTTGTACTTCTGCCCATGCTTCCTGTAGCGTCCACTGATCCCATTTATTTCCTTGCGCTGTCCACTTTCTCCATATATCCAACATATGCATGATCTGTGTCGTCTTACGAAAGAACATAGTTCCCGACTCAAACCATTTTGGTTCTATATTCCATTTCTTAGGAAGATGTATCGTATCTCTACCAACAGGTGTGAAAGATCTTCCTCCTGGCTTGGCATGAATAGCAAAATCATGTTTACAACTGAACAACATCTCTGGGTGTTTCTTTATGATTGCGTCAGAGTCGACCCATATCAAACAAGAACCGTCTTCTATTTCACTCATTCTATCGTAAATAAAATCGGACTTGTATCCGCAGTTTTTTACCCACGAACCCAAGTCCTCTGCTTGCCTTATGTCTGATTTTAGAAGATGATAATCACAACTCTTCTTTAACCTCTCTGCCATCTGCGGATATATTCCGTTGAGAGTATAGAAGCATATGATTTTAGCGTTGTTTTCCATTTTCTATCCTATCCATGACTTTTTGAGTTATGTATGAATATTTACCATCGCTTCTCTTTATCTTAATTATTTTAGATTTATGTGGTGAAGTATATTGATTTACTGTTATGGGTATGGTTTCATCGGGTATTATGTGTTTTTTTTTAATATCTTCCAGCATATTAGGTTCAAATGAGGGAACCATAGAGGAAAAAACAGACCCACATTCCCAAGAATACCACTCAAACCCTTTTCTCTTTGCTAGGGGATACCAACCATCGAAACAAGTTTTGACTTGATCTAGAGTTTTCTTGAAGTTGTGTTTCTTCTTTAAATCGAATTCCTGTGCATCATACGAATACTTGGATTCCATACTGTCTGCATGAAGATCATTTCCTACAAATATTAGATTGTTTGCTCCTCTTGTATGCGCCCACTGAATTGCCATAGTCACAGATTTATGAGGACCGCGAATAAGAGGTTTTTTAGGATCGTATAATATAGCATCTACATTATCATTTGCTTTATTCGTCTCATTACAATCCACCAACATAAAATCTTTTCTTGATGAGAACTTGCTTTTATTGTTTCTGCTGTTTGCTATTACCTTTTTGATGTTCTCGTCTTGCCAAGCAACCTTACCCTCTTCACCGTGCATCTGGTTCAGCATATCCGCAAGAACCCAGTAATCACCTTTTTTGAGTGTGCGAATCGCTGTGCTTATGACGACGACAGGGACTCCCAAACTAAAACAGTCCACCTTGTTGAGAGATGGACCAGAACAGGCGATTACGCAAACACCATCAGGAAACAGGTTGCTCATTTGAGTGATACTCCTTTATAGTATCAAACAAATCCCTGACATAATCCATAGGATTTCTCTGATACACATTCATCATACCGTCTTCGGAGGACATTATGATTACGATATTATCTATCGCTTTTCCATAACGCTCCTGATACATTATGGCATATGCAGTGGCCTGCATGAAGTATTCCTTGATGTCGCTGGGTGGTTTTTCCTTAGACGCACTCTTAAAATCAATCACGGAAAGAACACCATCGTATTCTGCAATACAATCGACTCTTCCTGCCAGTTTTAGTGTGTCCGACCAGAGAGTGGTTTCAAGAAGATGAATGTTGTCGATCTTGTCGATCTCGCTCTCGGCCTGGGAAAAAAGAAACAGATCCGCGAAGTTTATCTTCTTGCGATCCATTTCCTCGTTGTTGAGATATTTCTCCACCAGAGAATGGAAACGGGTTCCGCGAACCGAAACTCTTTTCGCTTCATCTGGATTGTTTTTTCGCCACTCTGCAAAGAATGCTTTCTTGGCGTGACCAGTAACAGTAGTAACAGAAGGGTAGCGATTTCCTTCTGGTGTCACATAGAAGCGTTTACCGTTTTCTTCTATTCTTTGTAATTCTTGTTTTTGTATTTCTGTATGATTAAAATTTCGCATTCAGACCTCTACTGAGTATTTATCGCTTATTCAGATCATCTTCAGCATCAACCGTTACTTTTCCAGATTTAACACTACCGCTTACAGGCAGCGCATCACCTTTAGGGTGAAGATATGCGATTGCTTTTGTTGACTTTTTATTTCCTGCTCTAGATGCCCAAACACCAATACCATTTGCAGATGGTTGTAGTTCCACATTTGCGTGCGTCTTTCCATTTGGATGTCTAAAATGTTTGACACCTTGATGCATGGCGATATAACCATTCTTTTCATGGCCAACTACTGTAACACCAGCAACATCTCCTTCATCGTGTTCTCCTTCGAGTATAGCATTAATATCGGGAATTCCTAATGTTTTTGCAGCCTTTTCTGTAGTTTGCATTCGTTCTGTTTGAGATCTTATTCTTTCTGCTTTTGCTGCTCCTTCTACTTTTCCTACCGCTGCTGCTCTGTTTCTTGCTGTTTGTTGTTGGGTTTTACCAATACCTCTTTCAACTTCACGATTGAATGCCAGCAATTGTGTGTCTGGTTCTCCAGATCCTGGCTTATCTGGTCTTTCCGCTGCCCAACGATACTGTCCTGTGTGATCTACGGCGTCTGTTGATCTTTGCCCTCTTTTCGAAGCAATAAATGTCCTGCTGCGAACCACATCTCTAGCGGCGGCCTGGGATTTAAATCCTCTCTTATATTCCTGTAGAGAGTGAATGTTTTCCAGTAGTTGTTTGTATTTTTTCATAGTTATTCCTTTTACCTTATTTATAAAGCCACCATCTTCCTTCGAAGATGGTGGCCGGTAGCGAAATTCCGTGTCGGAGGACTATGACCCCCTTCCAACGCGCGGTGAATAGCGTAATCACGCTTGCACCGTCCCCACAACCGACTCAGTGAGAAGATTTGGGGCGAACAGAAGTATTTAGTATTATCCGTATTTGTCGAATCCTTTTTTACCAGAAACACTAGTATCAAATCTATCAATAATAGCCTTATCTTCCGCTTCTCTTTCTTTTGCCAAACGATCAATAGATACGGCTTTCATGGTTGCTGCACATTCATTCTTTATTCTGTCTATAGTGGCTCTTATGTTTTTCTCTTTTTGTGCATTTCCTGCTGCATTATTCAATAACTGCTGATAATAATCCAATCTTCGAACACAATCTGCTTTTTCAGCAGCAAGTCCAGATTTTTCTTTTGTTGCTTTCTCTGCCCTATTAACCGCAGCGCCAGCAGCACCAGTTATTGCTTTTAATCCCGAGCCAGGTTTCGCACCACGCTCAAACCCCGCGGCAACAGATCTACTCACCTCGGCTGCTGCTCCGACCTTTGCAAGACCTCTTGTTGCAACACCAGCAAGACCAGCCAAACCACTCAATATACCTTCATCCAACTCACGCTCTTTAGTGTAATGCAAAAATGTCTTCATAGTTTATCCTTTATTTGTATTTATCATCAGTGAACAGTACGAAGTTGTTCGTCTAGTTGTATCTGTATTTGATTTCTTGTTTCTTCCATTTTCTCAACAACTATTGGCATATTCTTTTCCGTTGACTTAGTTTTAGCAGGACTGCCCCACTGAAGCATTAAGAAACCACAAACATTATTCTCACAACGAACAGGAAGAACCATATATGAAACGATACTGCCAGAAACCAAAAAGTTCTTAAAATAAGAATCTTTATCTTCTTTTGTCAAATGTAAATGAGCAGCATCTTCCAAAATCTTGCCAATCAGGGGGGTGAAAAGAGAAATCAACATTCCTTGTAATCTATCACCGTCAGCAGAGACACCTTTGGCAAGAGATTCATGGGTCAGCGACATCTTACGCATAGAAACACCATCCATAAAATATTCACCATTATGGAACTGAACAAGTTGCGCTCTCGCTGCATCAGTAGAAAAACGAAGTTCTGTAAGAAGTTCGTGTATCTGACTATGAATAAGCCAGTTTGTATTTTTATTTGCTTTTTGTTTATTTTTCTTTATGACGGAACTTTTTCTTTTCCATCCAATCATAAACCCTGAGAGGAGTGCAAATAATCCCACACCAATATCAATCCAAGTTGCAAATGGTATACTGGAGAAAAAATTCGTCATTCCCATAAAGCCTTCCTTATGCTAGAAACATATTGATAAGTTCGACAAAAATGGTTCTTAATATGTATAAACAAACAAACCCCCGTGAGGGGGTTTGAGCCAATTCAGATGCGGGATGGCCAATCCCCACTGCTTCAGGCAGCACGACGCATAGGTGCGGCGTTTAAAATTGCAACATTTTTTTAACGACACCTATTGCACGGTGACGGACATCTCCCTGTTACTTACTTGACGCCAGTCGATTCTGTTCGACCCCGTAGTTAGTTGACACTATGATGGATTACACCATCTATCTTGCTTTGTCGGTCAATTACTAGATAGACCGTTTTACGCAAGCGCATCTCTTGTCAAGACCGCGTTTCCGTCAGAACGCCAATAGTGTCGAATGGAGTCGAGGGGATTCGCACCCCTGTCCTGATCGTCTTTCTTCTTCAGATCATAAATGTCATTAGTATGTATTTTCCATTTCTGGCTGAAATGGATTATATTTCTTAGTAGGGTATTGGTGTTTCTTATACAAGGTGCCGTTGTTATTATTCAACAACATTTTTGCTTGATTGTTGTTATGCGATTGAAGAACATCGACTTGAAGTTCTAGAACTTCGATCTTCTTTTGAAGACGCTCAATCTCAAGCAAACACTGATCGTTCTCGTCCTTGATGTCCTGCAACTTGTCTTTGTTGCAAGTCATCAAACTAGACACGATCAGGTTGGGATTATCGCTAATGAAAGTGACAGTATATTCCCAGTTGTTGCCTGGACCAAGAAGTTTTCTCACATCACAGGAAAGAAAACCAAACTCATTTTCCGCTGGATTGGGATTGCTCATTTCTTTCCTCTTCAGCCAAACGCTTCATCGCTTCGTTGTATCGAACAAAGATACGATTCCGAATCTGCTCTAGATGTTGATCGTCATCGTAGTTCTCATCTGGTTTCACTGCTCGACCTCCAAGCGAACCTTGAAGTGTTTTTCCTTTGCTTGTTCCACGATAAGACCAGTAATCTTACCGAAACCAAGATTGTCTCCGACCATGAGCATCGGACCACCTTCAGGATCGAAGTAGGCGATCTCTGTGTTCTCATCATTCATTCCAACACGGTAGTAATGCGCTTCACCCTCCATAGTGTACATTCCGTGACCATTGTTGGTGATTGTCCTCTTCTTACCGTAACGATCAATCATACTCATTAGTCCGCCCCTTCCTTGTGCTGCGGAATTCTATACAGAATTGTGTAGCATTTCGCTTCAGAAATGTCGTCTCTCCATTTTACCCAATATCCACGACGAAGCAACTCTTTCATCGCAGAAATCTGATATTCTCTGAAATGATATTGCACATTTTGAGAATCATCCTGTATCATTTGTAGAACTTTGTATTCTACATCTGAGAACCATCCTGCGTTCAAGGTGTCTTGTGAATATTGTGAGATGGCATCTTCGGTCATCTCCTTGAGATATTTCATTTCATATTCTATTGGCATAACAAACTCCTAAGTGGTTGCGGAGGGACTCGAACCCCCGAAGCCTATGGCATTTGATTTACAATCAAACCTCGTTGCCGCTTGAGTACACAACCGAACTGATCTGACTGGATTCGAACCAGTAACCTATCCGTTAACAGCGGATTGCACTGCCGTTGTGCTACAGATCAACGGAAGATGTGGGATTCGAACCCACGGTACACTTACGCGCACACAGCATTTCCAATGCTGCTCCTTCAACCACTCGGACAACCTTCCAAGAAAGCGGACAGCGGGATTCGAACCCGCGAGAAAAGTTTGGAAAACTCTTATGTTGCCACTACATCATGCCCGCAAATACTCCCTGACGGATTCGAACCATCGACCTTTTCCGTGTAAAGGAAACACTCTAGCCGCTGAGTTAAGGGAGCGCACACTATTTATCGTCCTCTAGAACATTCTCGTTCCAATCGACGCGCACCTTCCTTCGTCTTTGCTACGAACAGATCTCCACCTGTCTTGTGTGGAAAGATTTGTCGAGCAACATAACGAAAAGTGTGCTTGTCTGAACACTTGACGCAGTATTCAGTTTCGGGAAGAAACTCAAGCCGAGCGGCAGGAATACCTTCACCGCATTCTTCACAATTACGCATATGCAATCTTCTCAAATGAAAACTTGATGGTCTTTCGTTCGATGAATGCTTCTCCATCGGCATGCATCTTACGCTGCTTAGTAATGGTCTTTCCTAGACCAAACGGTTTGCAGATGGTGCGATTGTGCTTTACGACAGCAGCACCTTCGCGTTCTGCTTCTAGATCAAATCTATCAAGAACTCGTTTTGGCATGTGAGTATTATACTCCCTACAGAAAAGAAGTCAAGAAGAGTTTAGATCAAACCATTCTCTTCATCGAACTTAGCAATCCTGTCCATGGCATAATTGCTGAGTTCTTTTTGAGTTTCCTTAAGTTTCCTCTGAAGTTCCATAATCTCCCCATATGCATCCCCGATCAAGAGAAGAACATCTTTGGGAAGATCGGTTCGCTTGGTGGCGACACGAAGGCGATAGTCGATATGGTCTTCGTCATCTTGCCGCATCATTACACCTCATTTACTCTGGGCTTCTTCTCAGCCTCTTCCAATCGCTTCTTTGACTCTTGGAGCGTTCTCTCACGCTCCTCATCCAACTTCCTATCAATCGTGTCGAATATCTTGCCCAAATCCTTTGCGTTGATAGTCGCTCCATCGTCTGCATTCTTTGCAGTCTTGTAAAGGATTTCGCGCATTTGTTCGTACTTCCACCGAATGTGGTCAAGTTGCAGAACCACATTGCAGTCCTGTGGAGTGATCTCGTCCGCTTCGACCATGTGCTTGCAAAGCGTATCAATCTTGGCATCACTGATCTCCGTGAATGGAAGAATCGGGGGAGCGGAAACCAATGTCACACAGGCAGCAGCCATAAGTGTTAAATGGTTCATCGACGCCGCCTTCCAACGATACCAGCAACCGCAAGCAGGGCAAGTGCCGATGGTGCAGGAACCACCGTGTATTCGATGTTGTCGATGGCAAGGTTAGAAGAAAGAGATCCAGTGCTGTATATCTTGATCTCCGTGATGTTGTTCAGCGGACCAGGGTATACCGAAGAGATGTTCAGTTTTACCCGCTGTGCTGTGGTGAGTTGTGCAGAAAAGGTAAACACACCCTGTCCGTATCGGTAGCCTTCAATGACTACTGTGATTGAAGTCCACGCTGATGTGACTTCAATGCTGTTAAGCATCCAAAGATCATCACGACGAATGCGGTAGTTCTTGCTCTGCTCTGAACCCCAAGGGGTAAACAAAGCACGATCCCCGATGATTCCCTCATCGTATCCTCCGTATCCCTGACCACCAACGAGATCGTAGTATGCCCATTGGAAGTTGCCTGGGGCGTATGAACTTGTGAAGTGGAATCCCTCGTATGAGGAGAGGTAATCCCAATAGAATCCCGTGTTCGGGGGACTGGTCGTGGCAGTGGTGGGCGCAGGAAGGTTCTCAAAGGTGCAGAGAGTCCCAGTTCCGTGTGCTGCCGTTGCGATAAATGCTGTTGCGATTAGTGTCTTCATTGTGTGTTTTCCTTGTTCATTTGTAATCCTTGTGGCAGTCCCAGCCGCGCTTCTCAATTTCCTGCGACAGTTCCGCCCACGAACACCGCTCCTTTACCCACAAGAGGATTTCCCGCCGCGCCTCGTCGCGCTCGTTTGTAAGTTCAAGAATCTTTTCTGAACGCATATCACACATATTGATACGCTCAGTCAACTCATTACGAAGTCTTTTAATCTCGTCAATGGCTTCGTCAATGTCTGTGAAATCGCTGTCATTGTACGGTCTATCGTTCATCATCAAATCCGACAGTTCTGCAAGTCTTTCAATGATGTCGCTCACTTTCCGTCCTCCTTGTTAGGTGGCAGCACATCCATCACGACGAGATCATCAAGGTCAGTCCAAAAATAGGTGTTGGCAAGTTCGTTGCGGAACTTTCCAATCCTGCCGTTTGAATTTAGTTCTAGCAGCGTCCATTCATTGCGTTGGATTCTTGTGATTATGTCCGTCAGCAGTAGCCGCTTTCCTATTAGTTCTTCCCATTTGTATTTATTCATTTCGTCGCTCACTTGCCGTCCTCCTTGAAGCAGTCCCAGCCGCGACGATTTGCCTCCGCGAGTGCATCGTCAAAGACAACAGATCGTCTCTGCCTTCTACACAACTCCCGCCTTGCCTCGTCGCGTTCGGCGCGCAGTTTCTTGTTCATTTCACCAACAGGCTCACAAGCCATGCAGGAACCTTCGAATCCGTTTTTGAGTTCTTCGATTTGCAGACGCAGAGCCTGGTTTTCTACGACCAACTCTTGATTACGCATCATAATGTCTTCGATGTTGATGTAGTTCATAACGGACAGAGAAGGATTCGAACCCTCGAAGGCTTATAAAGCCTTATTCGTTTAGTAGACGAGCGCATTAGACCACTCTGCCATCTGTCCAAAATGATCGCACGGGGACTCGAACCCCGACTCATCGCCTTGAAAGGGCGAGGATTTAGCCAGTTAATCTATGCGACCGTAGTGGGATTGGTGGGAGTCGAACCCACACGCCTTTCGGCAACGCATTTTGAGTGCGTCGTGGCTGCCATTACACCACAATCCCGTTTGTTAGAGAACCTTTGAGCAGTAATCGTACATGGCGATTCCGCTTGCTGTTCCCACATTAAGTGATCTTACGCTTCCATACTGTCTAATATACACGATGTCGTCACACAAGTCAAGTAGTTCTTCGGGAATTCCTACTTGTTCTTGTCCAAAGATCATCAGCGTGTGTTCGTTCTTGGGCCACTGATAGTTGTTGATTGGTGTGGCGTTTCTTACATTATCAATACCGACGATGCGAACATACTTGTGCTCGTCCACAAGTTCACGAATAGAGTTCTTCACATCGGCAATCTCCTTGACATGGCGAAAGTTCATATAGTTATGAGTTCCAACCGTGCCGCGGCGATCATATTGCTTCTTACCGTAGATCCAAACACTCTTTGCAAGAAATGCATTCGTGTTGCGAATCACAGTAGCAATATTGAAATCGTTGCCAAGATTGCTGCAAAGCACAGTGAAGTTGTTGCGCTTTGTGTCAAGATCAGCAAGAATGGCTTCGTGCGACCAATAGTGATATGGGTCGATGATGTTGCGAGTTTCTGCGATGATCATTTTGATGTAAAGTAAAGAAACACAAGAAAAAGAAAAACAACACCTATTAGCATCTGAAAAGCAATCAAACCGATGATTGTCTCCAGTGTATACTTGATGTCCTGTATGGACTTTTCTAGATCTTCGTTCATAAAGAAGATGATGGCGTTTCCACCATCATCTCCGTGTGCCAAGGTGAAACTGTCTATTTCAGAACTGGAAACCGATGCCAGCAGACACAACCACATTCAGGTCGGCCGATGGAGCATCGTATACAACTGGGAAATCCACAGATGCATTAAAAGTTGCGTTCTTGCAGAATGTCCAAGAAACTTCTGGTCCTACAAGGAAAGCAGAGTTGCTTCCAAAGTATTGCTGCTCTGCATTCACAGAGACAACAAAATCCTTGTCTGCAACATAAGAAAGAGTGGTCACTCCACCATACACATCATCGTTCACAAATCCACCAAAAACAGGCGAATAGGTGTAGCCATCTACAAACGAATAGGTGAAATTCTGATTAAGAGCAATATTGCCCCAAGCAACACCTGCTTCGCCACCGACATACAGAACGACATCGCTGGATGAGTATGCACCCTGAACTGGGACCTTACCACCAACGATGAAATCGAGAGTGGCAAAATCTGTCTTCAGAAAATCACACTTACTATCAAGTAGATTGTAGGTGAGGAAGAAATCCACATCACCAATACCAGTACCAGAAACATCATTCACACCATCGTTGAGTTGCCATGCAAACTCGCGTGGATTAAATGACTTGTTCTGATCATTAAAAAGAGAAACAGAAGCACCCAACTTGATCTTCTCATCAACGGTGTAGGTGAACTTCTCTGTCACGGCAAAGATATTGCCGTCTTCGAAGTTGTAAAGAGAAACATCCGATGCGAGATCGAACTTAAATCCTTCACAACATTCCTTTGCTGGCTGAGCCTCTTGTGCTGCGGCAACTCCGCAGGAAAGAACGGCGGCCATATATGCTAAACTATACTTCATTTTGGATCCTCCAATAAGGGATTGATTAAAACGCTTCCTTCCTTGGCAAAAGGAAGCAGAGACTGTATCTAGGTTAGTTTTCATAAGTCAATACGCCGTCTTGGATTCGAACCAAGTCTTAACCGATTATAAGTCGGTCTGAGGTAACCAAGACCTCCCACGGCGCGTTGTTGTATAGATTATACAGCGTTTTCGCTGCTTGTCAAGTAGTTCTTGAGAATCCAACTAGAAGAGTTCATCTTATAGTCACCACCCACTCCAAATTCAAAAGAAAGATTGGAGTCAACTACATCCATCTCAGGAATGTTCGTTGCAGTTCTATCGCCGCCGTTCGCAAAAACGATATGTGTTTCGGGAAAATATTCACGAACGACGCGAATGGCGTCCTTAGCACTACCATCATCGTCATTAAAACTAATGACCAGATCTACATGCCGAATACTTCCAACGATCTCAAATCGTTCAGAGATTGGTAGAAAGAACTTTCCCTTCTTGCGAGTAAGCCAAGCATCGGAATTCACACCGACAACCAACATATCGCCAAGTTCTCTCGCTGCTCGCATATATGCAATATGCCCACTGTGGAGTGGATCAAAGCCACCAGTGATTAATACGGTCTTCTTCATCCTTGCACCTCGTAACTGATCTTGCTTTTCTTGTTGTTGACATGGCCGTTTTCGTTCTTCAGAAGATAGTTGCTCTTCTGACGATCTTCGTCATGCCCAAGGCGATAGTTGACAACCTCAACGCCGAGTTCACGCATCTGCTTCTCGGCGATATGATTATCAAAGCAAAACCTTATGATTTCGCTGGCCTTCTTAAGAGCATCTTCTTCACAACCATTAATCGGAATATCAATATGAAGTCGATAAGTCATTCTTTACCTCAGTACGGCCAACGATTCTCCTGCGGAATGTAGCCTAGTTTCACAAGTTCTGTCAAAAATTCATCAATCATGCCAATCGGTACTTCAGAAATGGGCCATTTAACTGGAGATTCTGTGTTTTCAGCATCCTCGCAAGGTTTGCAGTTTTGCGATTGCTTGCACTTCTCCATCTCTGATACGACATGATCTGCTATTCTACAGATATTCATCAGAGTTTCAAGGCTCTTTGCGGATTGGTAGTACAAATCTTTGTTTAGAAGATTCTCTTCCTTTCGGGCAAGTGTGCGGAGTTCGTAAATCATTTCTGCTACTTTCATGGCAGTCCTCCTATGTTAGAGGGATATAATACCCTCATCTGTAGTATATTTAATACTTTCGAAGGCTTCCATACACCAAGGCAGACACAATTCGCAGGGTTTTGCCATACGAAGGTTTCCGTCCCTGTTAAATCGAATGTTCAGCAGATGGAGTTTCTTTCCCTTCAACTTTTGAGGAACCTTACGATATGCATCGAATTCCGAGTGCATTTCTTCAAAAGGATAGCCAATTTTCTTGGCCTCTGGATGGGTCTTAAAACGATTACATCCAACCGAAATCAATCGGTTCTTATGAAAGATGAGAGAAAGATGCTTCTTCTGTCGCGGAATCTGCATACAGAGAGGAAACATTTTTTCGAGATATTGTTCCATCATAACAAGCGTCCCTGGCAGGATTCGAACCTGCGACTTACTGCTTAGAAGGCAGTTACTCTATCCAACTGAGTTACAGAGACAAAGTGATGTTGGCGGATTTCTCCGCCAAACATCTTAGGTTGCAAGAGTGAGTTCGGGAGCGGGAGCCTGAATACCCTGCGATGGAAGAACGAGTCCGTTTCCATACTGGGCATTATACTGGTTCACGATCTCAATTCTAGGCTCAGCCACAAACATAATCTTGTCTGTGTTGATGGTCACACCATCCTTCTCGGCGGTAGTGTACATCAGCCACGGAGCCATACCGAGTCCCTTCTCGGCAGCAACAAGAACCGCTGGATTCTTGATGTTTACCGTAGACGAACTCCACACATTCTCACTTACCTTTCCTACGACCTGCTCGCCTGTTGCCAGCGCGACGATCATCACCTTCTCCTCCGAGTCCTTCACTTCCTTCTTTGCCTTGCTCATTACGAACCTTGCCTTTCTTGGTTTTCTTACCAAAGATTTTGTCCCAGTTGTCAGACCACTTTTGATAATCAACGGGTCTGTATGAATCGCCTTTGCCGGCGCCATGAATACCTTCCATACTTTACTCCTACAAGCCACCTGTGAGATTCGAACTCACGACCTTCGCATTACAAATACGATACACTACCACTGTGTTAAGGTGGCGAACTACCCCGCTTGGATTCGAACCAAGAAAAAGAGATCCAAAGTCTCCTGTGATACCGTTTCACCACGGGGTAAAGGAAAATGGGGAGTATTACATCCCCACCTTCCTCAAAGTCACCGAGTTATTTATCTCAGCGACCACCAACCGTGTAGTTGGACGGACCAACAAGGCGAACGCGCTTAAGGCTGTAGCGAGTATCACCATCACGGGTGCTGGAAGTCACGATACGCCAGTTTCCGTAACGCTCTACCTGCTCCTTGATGGAACTGATGGTGGCGCGGAAGTTGCGGCAACCGAACATATCGGAAGCCTCGGAAGCGGTCAGACCGCGGCCGGTGTTGAGAAACTCGATGATCTGTGACTTCATGCTCTGAACTGTGGTTGGCATATTACCAATTCCTCTTACATTTTGCGACTCTTAGAAGATACAAGAACAAACCGAGCCGCGTGGTCTAGAACTTGTTGTTTGAATCCATTATAACAGACCAAAACTTTTAATCAAGGCAGTATTGGAATGTTCTATCTGATGACAATTTGCACATAAAAGTTCACATTTTTTTATTTCTTCCCAACGATCACTAGTCAATAGTTTATTACCATTAACTTCGTGCGATTTTTTGTCGGGATCTGTGTGATGAAAATGAAATACGCCTGGATGTCCTACGAACCCACAACGATTACATTTTCCTCCTAGTGCTTCTACTAACTCAATCTTCGATTTCCATCTTCTTTTAGACACTGCACAAGAACCGCAAATAGTTCTGTTTGAGTTTTTTGTGCTTCTAGATGGATGTGGTTTAAATTCTTTTTTACAGTGTTTGCATATGCACATATTAGCACCCTCCGCTAATATGTAGCATTTAGAATGCCTCGGGTGGGTACTGCCCCCACATTCTTCACCTTAAAAGGGTGCTGCATTACTAGTCTGCCACCGAGGCGAGAAGACAACATTATACACGGTAGTAGTCCTGTTGTCAACGGTTTTTAGGAGATCCGTAAACTCGCAAACGGTTTTTGTTCGACGCGAAAGAGACCGTAAACTTTCCGCGTCGTGACGAGTTCAAAGCACTCGACTGGCTCTTTAAGACCTTCTCAATCTCAGCAATAGGTCTAGGGTTGCCGGCGTTCCGGCGTGGCCCGATGGTTTGTCTCCGCAAGAAGACAAACCCAAATATAAAATAATTCTAATATATCTCAACCAACGAGTTTAAATACTATGCATGGGAAACCTCCGCGTTCGTCCTTATAGTATATCGTGTTTTGTAGGGAAGTCAAACGACTGTCAGAGATTTTCGTCAGAAAGTTCTGGCCACAAACTCAACTGGGATGGTTCGTGCTTCACCGTTTCATATGAAGAAATAACGGCGTCTAGCAAGTCCCGTATGGCCTTGATCTCGCCGATGCTATAACAATCGGCAAGTTCTGGCGTGTCAAAGTTGAAGAAACAATATCCTGTTCCTCCTAACCACGGCTCCTGTACTAGTTCGATTCGGGGTTTCACTGGTAGATCATTAAAGAAGTCGGATGTATAGATGGTCTTTTTCATAGTTTATACCTGACACAGAGGATTATACAATCGCTTTTCTACAAGTCAAGCCTTCTCGTCTGGGTTTTCCGCAGGCTCTTCTTCCTGTCCACCTGTGATCTGTTGCATCAACTCCATTACTTGATCTTCTTCCATACCCTGAGAGATCAAATACTGAGCGACTTCTTCTGGCTTCATTCCCTGTGCCATCAACTCCTGCGCCATCTGAACTGGATCTTGCATGGCACGAATGGTTTCTTCAGGTGATTGTGTACCATCATTCATCATAGAAGGATCTTGCATCTCTTCTGGTGGTAGTTCCTCTGGATCTTGTTTGCCTACGACCGAGGATCTCTTCATCTTGACGACAGAATGATATTTACCCTTCTTACCTATATTCTTCTTCTTAAGAGCCTCAACTTCCTTGGCTTGTTTGCCCAGTTGGAAGTTTGTCTGTGGAAACAGTTTTGCCAGTCTCGATTCCGATTCCGACACCTCTACTATCATTTTTACCTGTTCGTAGAGTTCCAAGTATCTTTGCTCTTTTGGTTTCATTTAGTTTACCTTTTTGTTGTCTGAAAGTGTATGCCAACAAGATGTCCGCCATCTCACCGTGTTTCTTTACAAACTCCTGATATTCCTTGGTGTGCTTCATATTTATAGCGATGCTCTGGTTATTCCCAGTATCTTCTGTAACTGTAGATCGCACTGTGCTTGTCTTTGCATTCCAGGCCAGTAGATATAATCCTTGTCCTTGTTCTTCTTGAGATTGAGTAACAAAGGTATTATGTTCTTCTCTATCTCCTCCATACGCGCTTTAACCAACTGATCGTATTGAGCCTTGACGGCGACAGCGCCTTCGCAAGTAGAGTTCATTTCCAATATCAGATCCAGTTTTTCCTTGATGGTGTTTATCTCTGGATTTGCTTGAGGAACAACAATAGAGGAGAGTTCGTCTTGATTTACAGCACTAAAGCCAAAATCGTCACTCTCCAACCCGTATTTCTGAAAGATGTCGTCTGGTATGCCTGGAACCATAATAATCTCCTTTATTGTATTTAGAAAAAACCCCCGCTTGCGCGGGGGCCGAGTTGCACTAAAGGACGGGGAACTTAGCGCGAACTCTTGTTTTTATTGTCTAAATCACGCTTTCTGTTGGCTTCCTTCATACGAATAAGTTCTTTCTTCTTTCGCATATTTGGTTGCTGTATGCCACCGACACCCTTGCCTTGATTTGTATTTCTGCCCATAATAAACTCCTTTGTTACCAATCACCTAACTCAATCACGCTTCTCGTTAATACATCCGTAGATGATCCATAAACAGGATTGGTACAATCACCTGCGGTCGGAGGACAGAAGGAACTGCAATAGCCAGAAATAAATGTAATGAATCTACTAAAACTAGATCGCCTTACATTAGTATCCCAGTAATCCTTTCCTGCCTGTGTCCAGAAACCAAGAGAAGCATTTCCTGCTCCATATGTAGTTGGGTTCTGCAAGAACACCGTGGGATTGAACAAAGATCTTACTTCTATGACCGAGTTAGGTATTCTCCAGTAATTGGTCAAAGGATCGGTGCCTTGACCGTTATATACTGGATGGAACCATACTGATCCCATATATCTATTGAAATTGAAGGAAATTATATTTTCAAAATCAAATACAACACCATTCACAGAATTGTATTTTCTGTAATGATCACACAATCTATAAAATTCAAACATAGAACCACTTGGAGTCAAAACACCTATGGCTGAATAACCATCTGCTTCTATGAGAGTTCTAGTTTGACCTTCGTATCTGTATGTAAGTTGTACCTGATATGGATCTATAGTGAAACCGATAACAGTGCTTGGTAGTGGATAAAAAGGATCATACAATCTCATCGTAAGAGGAGTTTCTTGATTCGTAATGTGATTTGTAAAATTTGGATTTCCACTATCAGGATTGGAGTACCACAACCAGTATTCTCCACAAACCATAGGATTCGTTCTCCATTCGTTTATGGATTCCGTACCTACTGTTCCTCCTTGCGGAGATTGTGTCAAAGTTCTCTGTCCTCTTGCTTCGAAGAAATGAACGATGCCGTTATTCTTCAGCCTGTTCATAATATACCAATCACCCAATTCTAAGGCATCTGTTTTATAAGCAGTAGATGAACGATATAGATGTAGTGTCTGTGGTGTAGCACAAGCAACAGCAGATCCTACGCTTATATAAAGTTTTCCGCTATTGGGTGTTCTGCCCTTTGCTTCTATCAAATCGTCTATGATTTCATCAAGTTGTTTGTAATAGTTGATGTCTCTTTCTTCGTTTGTAGAACCTAAAGATTGCCAATAAGCATTTGTATAGTTTCTAAGTTTGGATACGCCTCTAGTCGATGTCATGTAGAAATGTACATTACAGGGTTCCGTTATTGCATCTTTACCAACTGGAGTCATATTACCTTCCAGCAAGGCTCTGACTGCATATTTAAATCCTTTCCATCTAGCAGGAGCGGTTTTGTTGTTGCCAGTATAAGTTGCGTATATTTGTTTCCACTGCTGCGGCTTCCAGAAAGGTTGCTCTTCTTCTGCTCCCCAAGGTCCATAGAACGAAAACGCTCTACTGCCCCATTTATAGATGTCTATTGTCGTTTCGTATATAATGTTGTGCCAAGGACTGGAGTTTTCTGGTCTTGCTGGATCTCCTTCCCACGCATATGCTCTAGTACCAGATGGGTATGGGTTTCCTTGATAAGCCGAGATAGCAATACTTGTCCAGGCATTCCAAGTTATATCACCACCAGCACTTCCGATGCCTATCTCGGCAAACATTCTTTTATTGTCTTCGGCTGGAACTTCATAAGAAACAACACTCGGAACATAATCTGGTTTTCCTGCAACGCTTCTCTCTATCCATACACCTCTAGAACCAGATGGTATGTTTATTGTTTGTGGAAGATCCGTCTGAGATGGATCGTTTAGTGTATAGTTGCTATATTGTGGTGGTGCAGTCAATCTCCATATCCACTTGTTTAGAGAAGGGATATATCCACCGCTTATCAAGTAACTTTCGGCAGCATCTTTTAGATTTATTCTTTCTACAGAAGTTCCAGTGCTACCTGTACTGTTCGAAGCAGGAATTGCATGGTTGTTTCCACTTATGGTTTTCCATGTATCCAGCACTGTCTGAACTGTTTGCATTTCTTGTGCAGTATGGATTTCAGTAAATATATTGAAGAATTTTGCTCCATGTAGACAGAGATGATACATCATTTCGTACCAGTAACTCGAATCCTCGTTGTATCTACTTGCGTTAAAAGTATTGCCTGGTGTTGATACTATTGGAAAGAAATTATTGTATGATGTAGAATCTGTTCTGAGCATCGCTCTTGCTTTTTGTACATCCTGAATGAATGACATATGTGCTCGACTAAAGAACGATGATACACCATCACCCAGTGCAGAAAACGCAAATCTCTGATCGTCTGTGGTTGGGTTCGTATGATATCCGTAAGAATAGTACAGATTATTCTGACCATAGAAATGTAAACTAGCACCATAGTTGCTTATAGTATCTTTTGGCATATAATGCCCATTCATATCAACAGCATACTTGCTTTCCGTTACGGAGATAGGTGCAAGTTCGCTCTGAAACACTTTAACCGTACTTAGTGATTTTTCAGACAACGCATTTATGATTGCGTCTTTGCGAAGTGTTCCGAAGTTGTATGTGTAGAGAGCAGCGTCGAATGCATAATATGCCTTTCGAATATCATCTGACTGCCCCCAAGGAGGATTAAAATCCTGTCTTGTGGTTACTGTTGTGTAGTAACTAAGTATCTGTGATGCAGTTCTTGTATCGGATTGATTACCTATCAGATCCCTGAACTTCTGCACAACTTCCTGTGAAAAGGTTCTACCGTTTTGATTTGTTACACTTGTGAAACGAGCATCACTTACTATTGATACTGTTCTTCTTGGATCGGGAATAGATTGCCAAGTTTCATAGTTGTTGGGTAAACCATTTACATCAAATGTACTTTCATATGTGTTATAGTTGCTACCTAGTGCAAAAGTAGTATAACCCTCAGTATCATCCCAGAAATAATCAAACAACACATTATCGCTCTTGCATCTGTCCAAAAACAACTTAAATGATGTCTTTGTATCTGCGTTTGATTGTGTCCCCCACGGTGATAGAAACTTTACTGGAGAAGGATCACCATAACCGCTCACACCACCCGTATAGGTTGTTGCATCCGATGTCGTCTTGTAATGATCATCATATGTCTTAAAATATGATGGATTTTGCCAGTAGTAATCATACATTACTCTTCTACCGACAGGAACTCTCGTACACATCGTCTTGTAGATTTGGTATTCGTTGTCTGGTAGACCTGCTGTACTGTTGGGTTCTCTTATTGTTTTTGTTGGACCAAAACGAAGCAACTCAACAATACCCGAATGTTGATAAACCAAATCAGGTGAAACATTTGATGGGAGATCCCACCAAGTCGCCCAGACTTGATATGTTAGAGAGGGATGGGAGGGAGTTGGTTCTCCACCACCTCCCCCACCACCCGAACCACCACCTCTTCCTTTGTTTCTTTCTGCTTGCTGTCTTGCTTCGTGATAGATCAAAGGATCTGGAACAGAGTTTCTTTGTGCTTCTGTTCCTTCTGTATTCGAAATGCTTGTTGGTTTTCTGTAGTAAGAAGACATTAGTTCCAGTAATCCTTTGAAGAAGTTTAATATTCTCTCAAAAATATTAGAAATCACTGTATTCCTAAGATAGTTGCGTTTGTCTTTTGTCCGGTCACGAATGCTCCAGGCACGCTGCTTCCAAGAATACCACACTCATCAATGACAAAAAGACCAGCCAAGGATGGATCATTTTGTTCCAACATAGACACAGTTGTGAAATCAAAATCAGAAACTACTTTGAAGTTCAGAGTGACTATGAGGTTTTCTTTGTCGATGAATGTCTGATCTCCTAGCATTGAAAGCCAATTGTGTGCTGCGTTTCCGTCTTTTGGTACAGATGATTCGTTTATACTTCCTGCTCCAGCCATATACATTGAACTTGACTGTGATGCTCTTGCTCCTGTCTTATTCAATCCCATAAATTCCAACTTGGTTGTATCCCAAGAGAATAATGTGCATACGCTAGAAATTCTCTGAGGAAGAGTTTCGTTCTTTACTAGAATCTTTACTGGAACAATGTCACCAACTTTGAATTTGGTTGTAGGAGCAGAAAGGGTGTGAGAAACTTTGTATTCTGCACCAACACCAAACTTGATTGCGTTTACACCATTTCTTGTTTCACTCAGAACATTTGTTCCGATTGTTGGACTACCATCAATCTTTGTTTTTGTTTCAACACCATTCACTGTTACGCTTGGTAAAATCTTGATGTCAGTCAATTGACTAGTAGGATAGTAGAAATCACCCTTTACCTTGAAACGAAGAGTACCCATCAATCTAAAAGAGTTTGCCCACATATAACCATCAAAATTCCACTGATAGTACATTGGTTTCAACGCAGGAATTCTTTTTTCGGGCACAGGGAGTGCTTCGGCATGAAACAACAAAGTTCCGTCTTGTGGTAATGCTGATTCGTTTACTCCACCAGATTTCTCAGGTGCAACTAGTCCACTTTTTGTTGCATTCATAACAGTGGTGTCGTATCCAAATCCACCCACTGCTGGAGGAAGCAATTCAAAGATATTGCTGTCCCAAGATACAATGAAGTCTCCACCACGGAATATGCTCCACATGCTCACGGTCTTGCCGTTTACGACTTTGGTTTTTGAGATGGGTTGAGCAAGAATGCGTACTTCTACAGTGTCACCTTTCTTGGCAACTGTTCCATTTTTGTTCTTGCCATCCCAATCTTTATTTGACCACTGTGATTCGAGTAATATTCGATAAGTCATCGAAGGATCAATGAAGTATGGAGTAAAAACTGTTGCTGGTGGAACAGGAACCAACTCAATAGTGCCATCTGGTTGTGGAACTTTTGTTGCTGCCTGAGCAAAAACAGAACTAGTGACGATCAAACTTGCAAATAGTGATAAAATATATTTCATAAGAAATCTCCTTTTCTCTATTTAGGTAAAAAGAAACGCCCTCTTTCAAGGGCGTCGGACCTGAGATGCGATCTCAAGTGGGGTTATTTACTGAATTTTTATAATCTTTGGTTTCTTTTCTTCGGGTACGATTGTCGCAATCACAATTCGAAGAATACCATCCTTGAACTCTGCCTTTTCCACTATAGCATACTCTGAGAGAGCGAACTTCTTCTCGAAAGAACGAAGAGCGATTCCCTTGTATGTGTAGTTTTCTGATTGTTGTTTTGATTCCTTTTTGGCAGAAACCTTGAGTGTGCTATTCTCCACCATTACCTCGATGTTGTCTTTCGAGTAACCAGCGAGAGCAAATTCAAGAATCGTGTTTTCGCCATCCTTGTATGTGTCGAATGGCGGGTAGTTTGGATTGTTGTCCCACAATCCTCTGGATCTATTCAGATCACGATCAAACCCAATCAAATAATCTAACAATGTCGGTGCTGTCATTTTTGTCTCCTTTTTAAGCAAGACCTTGTACGATGGCCACCCCCGAAGGCGATGGCATAGTATGTATACGCGCCAAAAGAAACAACCCCTCATTTCTGAGGGGTGTATCGAATGATTACATTACCTTGCCAGATGCGTATGCTCTCTAGATCGGGATACTCGTCCTCCAGCAACTCCAACAACGCTTTCTCAAGTTCCTTGCGTGTCTTGCGATCCATTTTGGGAGGTTGGCCCACCTCCGCCCTTCCCTCCAGAGCGGTTCCAAGGTTGAACTTGGGTGGAAGATAGTTTCCATGTTCAAACAGCAAATCCTGCACAGGAAGAATGATCGTCTCCGCTGATGCAGATGCGGTGAGAAAGAGTGCCACTAGAAATGCTTTCATTTCTTTTTTCCTTGAATCTCTAAATGCGTGTCGTATGCGGAATCATCCTCACCTGTATATGGGTGCATTTGTATACCTTTGGCTTTTGCCTTGCGTCTTACTGCACCACTACCAGATGACCATATGTCACCAGTATGTAACTCACTTGCCCGACCCAGATCTCGCCTTTTACCACCATATGAATGGTGTATGGCACGAACCTCACCTCCGATGTCACGATCTTTCATCAAAGATTGCCAAATAGAAGCACCACCAACACTTTGCTCACGCCCACTTGTTACAGTGTACCCCAACCCGTGAAGATGCTTGTATGCCGCCACAGCAAGCGAATGTCCAATCTTCTTCTTGGTATGATCCTTGTGTATTGCAGTCAATCCAACTTGAAGGTGACTGCTCTTGTGTGGTGTATCATTCGATATGTGTCCAACCACCTTCTTGGACGGATCGTGGGTGATGTAGAAATTTCCACTGGACTTGTGAATGGAATAATCCTTGTGTATCTTTCCAAGGTTCTTCTTGGGTCCGTAGGTGAACTCGTCTTGCGCGTCTTTGAGTTCACTCTTATTCATGCGACCAATGTCAGAGGTGAGTTCGATGTCTTCGGAGATGTATTGTTTGAAAGATTTCATGTTCCGCTCCTTGCCTTGCTGATCTCAATCGCTGCCAATTGTCTCATAGCCTTTTTTCTGCTGCTGTGCCTGCCAAATACTTTTTTCTCACTCTCCCCGCCTTTTTTTCCTTTCACCACCCACTGCTCTCCTTCTTTCTCAACCGTCTCTGCAACAGTCTCTCCCCCGACAATGAATGGTTTTCCTGCCAGACGAGACTTGAAATCACCCGCTTCAATCGCAGGCCCAGACTTCAGTCCAGCACCACCGATGCGTGATCTCTTGCCTTTCGGAACCCAATTCGACTCGCCTGTTCCGTGAAAGACGCTGCCGTGCTTTCGTGACACCGTGAGAACCGTGTCCTGTCCGTACATCTCTCCGTGCTTCTTCATATCGCTCATAAACTCTGAATGCAGGGAAGAAGGATTCCATTCCTTGTGTCCAGCCATCAGTGATCCCGAGTGAACCATGAAAGACTTCTCTTTCACAGGTCTTCTCTCGCCATTGTGATCTTCGATGTACTCACCTTTCACTGCAATCGGTGCATACCCGTGCTGTATGAGACTCTTCTTGAGTTGCTTGGTTCTTCTGTTGTTGTCAGATGGACTGAGATTTGCACGACTTGCAGAGATGAAACCAACCATGTGTCCTGCACCGATGTGAGTGTGCAGACGGGAAAGAGATCTCTTTGCTGCTTCGGATAATTCCGTGGTATAGTGTCTGAAAGATTTCATAGGAGTCCCTTTTTCTGTATTTAGAATAATACGGGAGTGGGGGATCCTATTGGAAAAATTTACAGTTTTGGGGGGTATGGGTCCCAAGGGGAAAGTCTGTAGGATTTGGGGGGTAGGGGTGTCAGTCGAGGGTCTGGCGAGGAAAACGGTCCCCCTCATTACTAGGGGGTGAAAGACCCCCCACCCCATGCCGATGGCACTGTTGCCGCTTCCGTGTCTCGCGGGGTATGCTTTCGCTGTCCACCTAGCGATTTCGGAATGTCATTCACAACGGGAAGATTTCACAATAAGCAAAGACCAAAAGAAACCCACGATGTGATTCGTGGGCTTCTCAAAGGAATGAACTGTGTTGGTTACGCTTCTAGTGCGTAGTTCGTTGTGGGTTCGGCGTAATACTGATTAGTGCCGAACATCCGATCATCGGCGTACTTCCTGGCATCAGTGAACATTGCCCGACGAGTTTCCTTGTTGAGCAGATACCCGGCGGCATACTCAACACCGCTGATGTAGTGCTCGAGGCGTTCGTTGATGGCTCTCACTGCTTCTAGATCGCTCTTGGTGAGTTCCGCTTCATCACGCTGCTGCTTGGCGGCATCTAGATTGACGGCAGCGGCAACCAGAAGTTCCTTCTGCCGATTCAGTTGATGCTCGAGGTCTAGCACCATGTTACGCAGTTCGTACACCTCTCGTGGCGTCCAATTGGCGCCACAGGTGCAATTGATCGGATTGGCGTAGACGCAGACGCAATCCCATCCAGGCTGGTAGATGGAAAGTTCTTCGGTAGTCAAAGTGTCGGGGTGCTTGCACATTCGTTCATTCCTTCTAAAGAAACCGTACCTGTTGGGGTTGCACCAACACAGCCTCCAAGGGAGGCATGCTCTCGTAGTTACATCAAGGTCGGTAGATCGGCGAGGTGTCCCTTACGCGGGGTTCGCATTTGGCAACGGTCCTGTTGTCACGACTTACTTAGTCCACGATCTGATGTTTAGAAGTCCTTGAAGCCGAACAGGCTCTTGTTGCTGTCACGACGATCCTGCTCGTCGTTGTAGCGCACCCAATCCTCACGGGTGCGAAAGCCATCGGTCGGGGGAGCGTCCTGCATGGCATCATCGCAGAGACGCTGAAAGTCGGGATTGCCGGTGTATCGGTTGTCAGCCATTGTGCTTTCCTTGATTGATGATCTTGGTGAGATTGTCGATGACCTTGTACGATGCGTCGCGTTCCTTGATGAGTTCGTTCACCGCGCGGTCGAGATCACGAATCGTCTCGGCAGCGGTGAGGAGTTCCGTCCTCATGTAGTCGGGAAGTTTGACATGATCCTGTTCGCTGTTGGCGATGGTCGTCAGCCAGTGAATCGTTTCTTGGGTGTTGCTCACAAGTGTTTCCTCACCTTCTGCCAATACTTGATGGTGGACTTCTTCTTCGCACCACTCGGTCCACCGTTGTGAGTCCTGGCAACGGTCTGATCGTTCCAGGTCTTCACATAGCGGCAGAGGTATGCACGAACCACCTGTCGTGCGTAGGTTTCGTCCTTGCAATCGGTGTAAGTACCACCGATGCTCGGATCATGTTCAAGTGCGTCTTGCCAATACGCACGGGAGATTTGAAACGGGCCGATGCTGCGTCCGTTGTCTCCAACCGCTTCGGAGGGGTTCTCTTCCCCGCCGGTTTCGACGATGCGAATGGCGTCGAGAACACGGTCGAGATCGTAGTCAGCCGGAGGAGCGGCGACAGCGCCGTAGATGCAGGACAGAGTACCGATGATGGATGCGATGTAGTTCATGTTCAGTAGTTCCCGTTCTCGAGGTCGTTGATGATGTCACCGATGGCGTTCTCGTTCGCCTGACGCTCCATGCGCTGCCGACGCTCCTCGCGCTTCCTCGCCCCTTCCTGCTCCAAGATCCTCCCCTGCGCGTCGGCCAGTCCCTTCGTGTAGGAAGCAGTCCTAGCCAGGTAGACGACCGAACCCTCAAGTTCGCGCACCGTGTCGCGCAACTGGTCGATCTGCGTGTCACGCGCAGCGAGAAGAGCACGAAGAGCATCACGCTCCTGGGTCGCTTGCAGAGCAGCATTCTGCCAGTCGTTGCGCTCCATCGAAACCGCTTCGACAGCAGCCTGGAGGGAAGCACGATCCTCCTGCTCGTCGTCCTGGCCGGTGGTCTGGGTCGAGAGATTGCGAAGTGCAATCTCCGCGAGTTCCAGGTCAGCCTGCTCGGCAGGAGTGAACTCGTCACGGTCGCAACCGTCGAGTCGAATCGCTGCCACACGATCCGCGAGACGAGTCAGACCGCACTCGCGGAAATCGCTGCACCACCCGAGGTAGTCCGACACCCCCTCCGAGTAGAAGTGCGACCAGTTGCGCCGTTCGCAGAAGTGCGCGTTGAACCGATCACACTCGGCTTCGTTAGCGGTGCGAGAAACCTGTTCCGTGTTCTTGCTGTTCTTCATGGTGTTCGTTCCCTTGCTGTTGCTGTTGTTGATGGCGAGATCGTCGTTGTAGATGCTGTTCATGGTCAGATGTCCTCGTTCTCGTCCTCGAACGAGTCGAGGATGACATTGTGAACGGTGGTGGTGAGGTTCTCCCAATCCGAATCCGCCGGACGGTTGGTGTTGTACTGCCGCTTGACCTCGCTCCACTCGTCGTCGGTCAGGGGACGCTCGCTCACCGAGTCCGCATCGGCGCGAGAGAAGCGGATGTTGCAATCCTCTTCGTCCTCGGCGAACACGGCGACTGCGACATCGCGCGGCGTCTGATCGGTCAGGCCGATATCGGCAACGGGGATCAAGTCCCCCGCGTCGATGCGGTCGTTGCAGAGGTCATCGAACTGCTTGTCGTTGATGACCAGGATGCTGCATCCGCTGAGAGTGTTCCAGGTCTGTCCGTCCGAGAGGACAACGATAGTGTGAGTCTTGCTGCTCATGTTCATTCCTTTGTTGTGTTGCGAGCGGGAAGGCCGGTGTGGGTTGTACAGTTCAGAGGACGCTGGTCTTGCCAGCAGCGTCATCGAGGTCGAAGATCGCCTCGTTGCGCGAGTCCTCGAGGTCGCACTCGATGTTGGTGAGGTCGCTGCCGATGTTGTTGAGCGTGTCGCGGATCTTGTTGAGCGCGTCGATGAGCGCGTTCGCGGTGATCTCTCCCTCGGAGTAGCGAACGGTGACCTTGTCGAGAGCGGTCGTCGCAGCGTACAGACGGTTGTCCGCCTTGGTGATCTTACCGCAGTTGACGGTGCTGCAAGCGATCAGACGATTAGCGACGCGGCGGACAGCGGCGACGGTGTTGGGGGTGCGGGGGGTGTTGTTACGGTTGTTCTTGCGAGTAGCCATAGGTATAGCCTACCATAGATCGGCGGGAAGTGCAACGGGAATACCCGATTTTCCCGTAAGTCGTGCTATTACAAGGACTTACAACTTGTGGATAAGTGCGGACAGCGGCTTATCGGACGGTATTCTGTCAATCTAGCACACACTCAACAACACATCGCGGGGAGCCGTGCAGGTTCAAGGTCTGCCGTGCTCCCCGCGATTGGGGCTACCACCGTGTTGTTGTTAGATCAACCGCGCACCGGCGACGGAGTGCCATCAGCGTACTTGCCGTGGCAGTAGTCGAAGTCGTTGAACACACCGGCGAAGTCCGACTGAGCAACCTGACGGTCGAAGCGCGAGAGGATGTTCATCTTGCGAGCCGTCATGCGAATGTGACGAGCGGCAGCGAAGATGTCGCTTGCACCCTGCTCACCCGCATCGCTGAGAGCGAGAGCGAGATTGTCGAGAGTGTTCACGAGGCCAGTGGAGAGGGTGCTGAACGAGTTGGTGTTGGTCTTGGTCTTGAGAGTCATGTGTCTGTCTTTCTATCTGAGTGAGAAGTGAATGGGAGGAAACGAGAAACGAAGACGGGGTTTACTTGCTCTTGCGAGGCATGCGGTCGTTGATGTCGTCGATGTTGCGCCACATCGCGGAGTTCTCATCGGTGATGCGACGGTCGAGCGCCTCCTCAACCTTGTCGATGTGGCGGTACACATCATCGAAGCGGTTGTCGAGCGCGTTCTGATCACGCTCCTTGGCAGCGATCCACGACTTCAGGAAGAAGTAGAGGCAGCCAATCGAGGTGACGATGAGAGCGATTGCGATGGGGAGGGGAATCTTGTCCATGTGTTTGTTCCTAACCTTTCTGTCCTACAAGTATACACGAAGTTTGAGGGGTTGTCAAGTCTGTCGAGCGCAGTCCGCGCGTTTTTGTTTGGCTCAGTCGAATGCTTCGTCGTTATCGTACTCGTCACGCGCCACGCCAAACATCTGTTCGAAGCCGAGATTAGAGATCGAAGAGATCAGCAATTGCTCCTGCTCCTCGGTCAACATTGGCAGACACTCGCTAAGTGGTCGCAGCGAGGTGCCGCTGGTGTACTCTTCCCAGCCCTTCTTCTCCACGGTGATGATGTGCTTCTTGCCAGTGACGATGCAGCGTTTGGTGATCTCGACCGGCTCCACGAACGGGTACGGCGTCGGTCGAAGTTTGGCTTCCTCCTCTGCTTGCTTGATGAGCGATGCTTCGGCGATACGGGTTGCGAGTTGTGCGTCAGTCATGGAAAGGGTTATGTGAGATTTCTCCCACATGCCCCGAATGCCCTTACGGGCGCGTTATGGAGTGGCGCTCGACGCTGCCGAAGTCGCAGCGGTCGGAATCTTGCGCGGAGCGCCACGAGTGTCGTTGGACACGGAGAGCGTGGTGAGGTCGTTCGACAACTCGGGGAATGAGTATGTCGCGCGTCCTGACTTGCGCTGCGGATCTCCTGTGATCCAAACGGGAATGACCGAGTAACCCAGTGCAGTCTTGGCAAGGAGCAACTCCTTGCGGGTGAACTTGGTCTGGCCAGGGAACATCTTTGAGAGCGTGAAGAGGAACTCGATTTGGTTCTTGGTGTAGGTCATGTTCTTGTCCTTTGCTCCTAAAGTATACTTCATTTAGAGCATTAGTCAAGGGGAACCCAAGATTTTTTAATCAATCCTTGGGCCAGAGATCCTCGCCAGTGTTGGGATCGCGGAAGTCGTCGTATCCCACCTCACCGTAGCCATCGCCGAAGTCCTGCTCCTCGTCATGCCGGTCCTGCTTCGGCGTGTTCATCAGGTCCTGAATCAACTTCTCGACCGCTTCGTTGCCGCCGAAGAACTTGTCCATCAGTTCGCCGATCATCTCGTCGTTGTGCTTGCCGACGATGGTTTCGACCTCTTCGAAGGTACGAGCGCGAAGCACATCGTTCACCGAAGTGATCAGTTTCACATCACGCTCCTCGCACTTCACCTTGGCAACAGCCAGACGGTTGAGAAGGTACGAGATCGTCGGAAGGATCGCGTTGAGTTGTGCCAGGTAGAGGTGGCGCTCGTTGGTGATGCGATTGAGTTCACGAGTGTTCACGAGAGCATTTCCTTTTCGAGAGAAGCGAGGTGGTCGAAGCCGGTGGGAGTGAGGTTGTTGTTGTCGTCCAGCAGATCATCGAAGATGACCAGTTGGTCGAACTCGTCCTCGTCGATGCAGTCGAGGCAGAGTTCATCGAGTTCGTCGTTGTAGGTAGGTTCATCCATTTGCAGGGATCTCCTCGGCGGACTGCGCCGGAGTGGTGGTGTTGCCGATGATCTCAGGACAGAAATACTTACCGCGTTCGAGGCGACGAGCCGGATCCTTCATCAGCCAACGAGGCAGACGAAGCCCCTTCTTCGCACGAATGGCAACGCACTCGCTGCGAGTCAGGAAGTCCTTGTTTCCGAACCCGCACTCCCAAGCGGCAGTGATGTACGCCGGATCAGCGGGGAGAGGATTGGGATGATTGTCCCAAATGGGGAACGAGATCGGCTTGCCACAAGCGTAGGTGGGAGCGGGGAGTTGAGTGATGGTGTGTGACATTGGGTGTTTCTCCTGTGTGTTCGTGGAAGTTTAGGCGACGACCGGATTCCAACCCTTCCAGTAGGTCGTATCAGTCGAGTAGATCTGGCCGGTGATGTGCCAGCACTTGTTGGTCGGATCCCACAGACCACCCTTGCTCTTCACCTCGAGGCGCGAAGCGAAGGGAACGGTGAGGTTGATGCGAGCAGCGACGGTCATCGGATCGACAGCGCCAGCAGCCGGGGTAGCAGCGACGGAAGCACCACCATCAGCGACCACCTCCGCATCGACCTTGGTGTACAGGTTGATGAACGCTTCCTGCGTATCGGCGGTGAACCGCGCGATGGTCTGCTTGATCGCCTTCATCTTGTCACCGAAGATGCTGTAGTTGTCCACGATGGCGCACAGACGACGAGTGGTGATCATGTCGTCGATGCCACCGGCGGTGAAGGTCTTGCGGACGATCTCCGACCACTTCGTGAGGTTGTCCGCGAACTTCTCGTCGCGGCAGTTGAAGTTGTCCATCAGGTTGAGGACGATCTTGCGCTCCTGCGCGCGCGACGGGTACTCCTGCTCAAGCGTGATCTTGAAACGCTCAAGGAACGCTTCGTTCTGAATGCGAGTACCGGCGAAACGCTCGGAGTTCTCACCACCCTGACCCTTCGTGTTCGCGGTCGCGACGACGGTGAAACCGGCAGCGGGGATCACCTTCTCGTTGATCTTCTTGAGGTAGACACCCTTACCCTCAAGCACCGGCTGGAGGCACATCATCTTGTCGGTGCCGAGATCGACCTCGTCAAGCAGGAGGACAGCGCCGCGCTTCATCGCAAGCGTAACCGGTCCGTCCTGCCAGACAGTCTCACCGTTGACGAGACGGAAACCGCCGAGGAGATCGTCCTCATCGGTCGTAGCGATGATGTTGACGCGCAGACACTCGCGCTTGAGACGAGCACACACCTGCTCGACCATCGTCGTCTTGCCGTTGCCGGAGAGGCCGGTGATGTAGATCGGGTAGAAGCGACCCGAACCGATGATCGTCTCGATGTCCTTGAAGTGACCGTACGGGACATAGAGCGAATCCTTCTCGGGGATCAGCGAAGCACCCGACACCGTGTTCGCAGCGGTCGGAACGACACGCGACGAGAGAGTGGTCGCAGCCGGAGCGACAGCGGCGACAGGAGCGGGAGCAGCAACAACGGCAGCGGGAGCAGCCGGAGTAGCGACGCTGCCACCGTTCGACTTGTGCATCGCGGTGAGTTCAGGGCAGTGATACTTGCCGTGACCAGCGCGACGCGAGTCGTCCTTCATCAGCCAAGCAGGCATCGGGATGCTGTGCTTCGCCTTGAGCGCCTTGATCTGAGCGCGCGAGAGCGGCGAAGTGTAGCCAGCGTTGAAGGCGAGCGTAACGAAACGATTGATCTTGTCTTGCATGGTAGCCATAGTTCTGTTTCCTCTGTCGTGTAGACTGCGTTTGCGTTTGTTGCGTTTAGAGCAGTCGGGGAGAGATCGTGTCCGAGACTATAGCCTACCATATGGCTGAGCCGATGCAAGCGCATAAGCCGATAAACAGCAAAGATTTACGCAAATAGTCGTAAGTCCTTGTGGCGCAAGGTATTATCGGCGCCTGTGCAGACAGCGGATTATCGGACATAGGCTGGAGGAATTATACGGACTTTGGCGGGGTTTGTTCCCAACTTATCCACAATCCCATAATACCCTGTGGCATAAGGACTTACGACATAATCGCTCGTAAGTGCTTGCAATTGCATGGGTTTATGGTAGGCTATAGGTGCTATGACTACTTTCACCGATTCGAACGCTCTCCCCACTCGCACCGCCGCTGTCCGCGCTGGCGCTACTGATGCTCTCGCGCGTCTCATGTCGACCGAGAACATCACGGTCGTGCGCGATCCCGCTTCGCCGACTGCTACCTTCAACACCAAGACTCGCGTGCTCACGCTTCCGGTCTACAAGACCGAGATGAGCAAGTCGGTTGCTGACGGTCTGATCGGACACGAGGTCGGACACGCTCTCTTCACTCCGTCTGACGAAGCCACCATTCGTGGTGCGATGAACAGCATCGACCCCAACAACCCGGCTGTCGTTCACGATTACCTGAATGTGATCGAGGATGCGCGTATCGAGCGCATGATGAAGGCGAAGTTCCCCGGTCTTCGTCGTACCTTCGTTGAGATGTACGCGGAGATGACCGAGCAGGACTTCTTCCAGGTCGCTGACAAGAACATCGACGAACTCCCGCTCGTTGATCGTCTCAACCTCCACTTCAAGGCCGGCATCAACGGTCACATGGTGATTCCGTTCACCACCGAGGAGGAAGCGTTCGTCAAGATGATCGACGCTGCGCGTTCGTTCGATGATGTCGTCAACGCTGCGCGTGAACTCTACGACTATGTGACTCAGCCGAAGCAGGAGCAGAAGCCTCAGCAGTCGCAGAGCAGCAAGGGTGCTTCGGGCACCGGCAACGACGACGGTGCTGACGGTTCCGCTTCGGGCAACGATCAGCAGGACGGCGATCAGGGTTCGGGTGATGCTGACGGCAGCAACGGTGCCGGTGAGCAGGATCAGGATCAGACTGCTACTCCCACCATGCAGTCGGAGAACGGCACCAACACGATGGATCAGACGGGCGAGAACCCCGAGACTGATTCCAAGACTGAGGGTTCTGCCAGCAACGGTGCGGGTATCGGCGAGAACAAGCAGAACGCTCCGGCTTCCACGACCAACAGCGCGATGAGCAAGAACATCGCGCAGCAGCGTGATCTCAACGCGAAGAAGACGGCGTTCTACCGTCTTCCGACGATCAACCTCGACAAGGTCATCGTGGATGTTGCTCGCATTCACAAGGACATCACCGCTGTCCGCAACAATCTCGCCAGTGGTGGTCGTGTCAGTGCGCGTCACGATGCTGCGAAGAACATGGCTAAGTTCACCGAGAACTCGCGTGAGTATGTGCAGACTCTCGTTCGTGAGTTCGAGCGCAAGATGGCTGCTGACGAGCAGCGTCGTACCTTCGTCTCGCGCACCGGCTCGCTCGATATGTCGCGCGTTCACACCTACCGCTTCAGCGACGATCTGTTCCTCAAGTCGTCGTGGGTTGCTGAGGGCAAGAACCACGGCATGGTGATGTTCATCGACTGGTCGGGTTCGATGTCCCGTACCCTTGAGAACACGATGTATCAGATGATGAACCTCATCCTGTTCTGCAACGCGCTTCGCATTCCGTTCGAGGTGTATGCGTTCAGCACCGCGACTCCGAACTTCGATGATGTCGGTTACTTCGGTACTGACTACTACAACGCTTACGCATCCAACTGCGCTGCGGTGTGCAAGGAGTACACCACCGTCGAGACGACCCCCACCGCCAGTGGTAAGAAGCAGTATCAGATCGAGTACGGCGATTACGCTGTCTGCACCCCGTTCTCGCTTCTCAACCTCTGCTCGTCGCGTCTCAACAAGAAGGCGATGCGCGAAGCACTTGAGAACCTGATGTTCCTTGCGAAGAACCCCAACAACGGCCCTGCGTACATGGGACTCGGTGGTACTCCGCTTGACGAGTGCATCATGGCTGCCATTCCCGTGGTGAACAAGTTCCGCGAGTCCACCAAGACGCAGATCGTCAACACGATCCTGCTCACCGATGGTGCGGGTGGTTCGGTTCCGTTCAAGGGACACAACTACGGCGATCCCGTCACGGTTCGTGCTGCGAGTGGACACACCTACACTTCGAATCAGAATCAGGATTCGTCGTCGTTCCTTCGCAACATCTTCCGTGCCGAGACCAAGTCTTCTCTCACCGGCTTCTACCTTGTCGAGTCGGCTTACGCGAGCGGGATCATGTACGATTACTTCCCGAACGCGAAGGATCGCAAGGAAGCGGAGACTTCGTTCGCTTCCGACAAGTACGCGGTCGTTTCCGACATCAAGCGTTTGGGTTACGACAACTACTTCCTGCTCGACTCGTCGGTGAAGTCCGCGTCGAACAAGGATGTCGTCACCGGCAACGCGGAGGAGTCGTTCATGCGTACTGCTGCCAGCAAGAAGTCCACTCGCGCGGTGCTGTCCAAGTTCACCGACACCATCGCAAAGGACTTCAAGTACTGATCGTAGGGGAATGGTGGACGCGCTGTCCGCCAATCGTGTAGTCATAGCCGAAGCCCCAGTGGTGTTTCCCCCGCCACTGGGGTTTCTTTATAGGTATTGGCCAGATACACGACGATACATACCAGCGGAGGATCGCTTTATGTCCAACGCCAAGCAGATTCCCAAGTTTCTACACCATGTTCGCTCTCAATGCCGCAAACTGAATGTAAAGTTTCGTCTGAGTAAGTCGGACGGAATAAACTCAGGTGATGGTGAAGAGCGTCTACGCGGCATCTTCATCACGCCAACGACCAACAAATCAGGCAGTCTTCGTGTTGCAGTGAACAATCGTCGAGTATCCGAGTGGATCGTCGATGTGGCACACGAATATGTGCATATGATGCAGTGGTTTCGTGGAGATGCTCTGTACGAAGATCACTTTCGAGGGGATGTTTCGTACGCCAAACTGGAAGCAGCCACTGAAAAAGAAGCCATCATTCTCCTGAAAGCATGGGGAATACAGGTAGGCACGCACCAGATCAAGCGTTCCAAGCGTTACATCGCCAAACTCCGCATCGAAGAGAAGCAATCGGTGTGAAGTTCGGCGGTGGACTGCGCTAATATACTGCCAAATACATACAAAATCCCTCGCAAGCAGCAGATTTTGTGTATTTGCTTTGTATATTAGCGCAGTCTACACGGCTTTGCCGCGGCTTTGCCGTGCTTTCGAGACCGATTCGGATCGTCTCGAAGTCCCCCAGACAAATTACTCACTAACTCGAACTGAGTTTCGAGCGGAAGATTTCGTGGCATTCAATTGCCACGGAATTCACCACCAGACACGCGACTGGGAACCCCCATAAGATCCATAAGATCGGTTGTGGAGCGTAGAAACTCCTCAAAACTCTCATAAATACTGTCATATCAGTGAAATTTGTCAATATTGGAGCAAATAATGCCATTTTACGACTACAAATGTGAGAAATGTGATCATCTATTCGAAGAAATGCTCAAAGTGGCCGATAGAAAGAAGCCCGAGCGGAAGAAATGCCCTGGTTGTGGTGCGTCTGGGTGTGTGAAGCAGCATATATCTGGTGGCACTGGTATGGCAATCGACACAAATCACCGTGTAGATGGGAATGCCACTGGGGCGTTCAAGGATGTGATGGAAAGAGTGATTCAATCAGACGGCATCAGAGGGTCAAAGCGTGAGAAGTATTACCGTACCAGATGGGGAATGTGACCGTTTCTGGCCGCCAGACCCCCATTTAAAAATACATTTAAAACCAAAAACCACTACATTATGACCAACCAACCACCCCCACAACAACCAAAGAGAACACCCAGAATACTCGACATCGAAGATACGGTATTGATACTTCTCATCATTTTCTTCTTCTGTATCTTTCCACCTGTATCCGTTCTTCTATTGGCAATATGGATCATAGATGAGATAAGAACCAGATGATACTGGCATTGATTCTTTCCTATGCATGGCCGTATCTCGATTCCAGAATGAAAATCACAACGAAGATTCCCAGAACGGCGTATTGCCGATTCGAAGTTCGATACGAAGTTGGTCAGTTCGATACGAAGATTTGTCAAGTGAAAGTTGGCGATTTCGAAACGAAGTTGTGAAAGGCGATACGAAGTTTCACAAAACATAAATAGAAAAAACAGGAGATAGTTTATGAACATTCCACATCTGCAAGAGACAGCAAAACACTACGCCAACTTGGCTGAACAATACCGTTCACAGTTGGCGAAAGAACAAGAACTGAACGAAGATCTACTTTCCTTGATCGACGCTTTATGTGAAGAACTCGGTATTGATGTCGAGGCTTTGTTTGAGGATGAGCAAACAAATGCAAGAGAAAAGGAAATGCTTGGTAAGATTAACTCTACCACGGATGCATATCACGCAGAAAAGCCTGGTGCGGAGAGGAAACTGCAAAATCTACTCAAGCAGGATGCGCTAGAGCGAGGGTCACCACATCTAATTGTTAAAGGTGGGGCGCGAAAAGGTCGCGGCACCGCATCAAAGCCAAGCCGCAAGAAATGAACTGGCTACACTCCATCACCCTCGCGTATCTACAGGAAAGAACACTTGAGACATTGGCCAAGAAGCACGATGTCTCGGTGGAAGACCTGAAGAAGCAACTTGAGATGGGCGTGGAGGTCGAGAAGGAACACACGGACGACGAAGACAAGGCCAGAAGCATAGCGATGGATCACTTGGAGGAAGTCCCGAACTACTACAGCAAACTCAAGAAATATGTCGAACCAAAGAAAAAGGAAACCAAATGAGTTACACAAATAACTGGACACAAATCATTCGTCAACTTATGACGGAAAGCCACACAAAAGAAGAGTTGATGAAACTCTCCAACGCTGAATTAAAGAAACTTCACGGTGAATACACGGACAAGGGCGATGAAGATTCTCAAAAGGAAGCAAAGGCCATCAAGAACATTCTCGATGAGCGTGGCGATGACAAGGAAGAGAAGGAAGAGGACAAAGAAGATATGAAGCAGCAGAATGAAGAACTCATGCTGATGCTTGATGTTCTCTGTGAGATGGTTGGCGTGGATATGGAAACTTTGGTCGAAGAGACAAGAAAAGAGATGGAGAATCTTGCTCATGCACATGGCTGGGATCAAAAATCACCAGAGGGTGCTACAGGAGCAAATGAGCGTATTGCAAGAGTAAGAGCAAATATGAAGCGTTTGGGAAAGAGAAATACAAGAGATGCCATTCCTGCTGGAATGAAAACTGCTCTGGATATAGAACTGTCTGGAGATGATGTTCACGAAAGATCTGCCAAAAAGGGCGGTGGTGTTGTAAACGATCCAAAAGCATTTGCAAGAACACAGCGTTCCATAGAGAAAATTGGAGATGATGTACAACTCAGAGATTTTGCCAAAATAACACTTCCCAAGAAGAATACAAAGAAAGTCAACGAAAGTAAGATAAAAGAAACAGTAAAGAAAGTAATCAAAACAGGTAAGAAGGTTGCAGGAAAAGTAGGTAAAGCGATGATTGATGATCAAAGAGCAAAAGGTATCTACGATCAACCAAAATATTAAAAAAGAACCCCGCGAAAGCGGGGTTTTACTTTGGCTTCTTCTTTTCCTTGTCGTGAACGCTTGGTGTTGGTTCCTTGCTCTTGACAGGATCTACTTGACCTGGTGTATCCGCCACATACTTCTTGCGTAGTTCGTGGGTTCCCCAGTATCCTGCGCCTGGTGGTTCGTGAATGAATGACTTAAATGTTTTCATAACTAAATAGTATTTAGTAAAATGGAGATAATATGGATTCATTTCTAGAACATTTAACCGAAATGGCCCTAAAAGACAAAGATTGGCATAAGGGAGAAAAAGGAATCAAGAGAGTCCTTTCGTCTCTGGGTCATGTACAGTGCGGGGAAAAGGGTGGTTGCGGACACGAGGTCGATGCTAATGTCCATAAACTAGAAAAAGACGGCACAACAACCCCAATTGGTGTAAGTATAGGGCAAAGAGGCAAAGATGTAGCACAAGCATCCATAACAATAGATGAAAATGGAAATTGGACACATTCCGCATCATCTGAGGTATTTAATAATCATTTGTCCAAGATAGGTCTTGCTAAAAAACTCCACAAGAACTACGGATCTGGATGGAAACCGGCAACTATCAAAAAGGGTAAGGAAAAGAAGCACGCAACCGCTGCTGCTCATGCCATATCGAAGCACGGTGAAATGAAAATAGATGTCCCCGATTCTCTTGTAGGTGATCATCAGGTTGGACACCACGGAGCACATTATCATATTCAAAGAGTAAAGACAAAACAAGGAGAGAAGGCTCTTCTGTATAGAACCACAAACTCAAATCCTTTGAAGATCAAGGACAAAAACGGAAAACATCCTCCAATATTCTCAAAAGGTGCATCGACTTACATAAGAATAAGAGCAAAAGAGGGCAATAGAAGCAAAAAAACTGGATACTACAAGACCAGGGGAGTTGCCGCACTCAAGGTGAAAGAAGAAGATGTAAAGGAGTCACCGATTGACCTGTTCAGATCACACGAAACCATACACTCATCCTCTGGAATATTCACGAATGATAATGACAGAGCAAAAGCAAAAGCACACGAAAAGAGAAAGAAATAATGTTTGATCATAATCCTTTCAGAGAAGTTATAGAAGAAATAAAGAAGCAAAGAACATCATTTGTTTTCAATACAAAAGATGATGTTATTAAACACCTGAACCTTGTTCCATCTGAAGACGGAGACGGATATAGACACGCATCTGGTAATGGTGGTAAGTATTCGGAAGAGGATGTAGAGCATATGCTCCATCACGGAACACTGAAACCAACCGAACCAAGACCAGAACCAGAGCACACCAGGCATATTCCAACCAAAGAACTAATAAACAGAGTTTTACAACAGAAAGAAAGACAAAATGCACAACAATAATCCATTTCACGATGTAAAATATTCATCCATAACTGAAGGAGCAGTCAAGGGATTGCTCAACGATATGGGTTACTTCATGCGCGACGACGGTAAATGGGAACATGACAAGTCAAAAGAGGTTCTGACCGACGAAGAAGCACAACAGAAAGCCTCAAGAGTTCACAATAGAAGAAATAAGGCAAATCCATACCAAAGAGCAAGAGAGCGTTCTGCAAAGAACGATCCTGAGAAGAGATTGTCTATGAAGCGTGCAGAGAGAAGACGCGAACAGAAAGACGAATCATTTGATCTCTTTCCAAAGGACACAGATAGATTGCTACGCGAACATATTCGTGCAGAGTATGAAGCACGCGGCATCTACCCAACAGCAAGAGAAGTCCAAGAGACATACAATCAAGTTATGGATCTTATCGAAAGAAGAAAGACCCCACAACAAGTAGATGCAAGCCTGATGCTTCGTCAGGGAGCATCATCAAAACAAGTAAAAGACACCATCGGTAAAAAGAGAACACCTGAAGGCAAATCTGGAAACGCTTTGCTTCGACGAGCACTCTCAAATGCTGAATATCAGGGAATGATGCAGGGACACATTACCGATGACAATAGTCAACCATTATTGCCTAGAATAGAAGCACACAAAGATAGAAGAGGCGTTCCAACAAAGATTTCGCCTTCTTCTCCAGCAAGAAAACAATCCAAAGCAGAAAAAGATACTAGATTCCTAATGGGACAAGGATTTTCTCCAGATCACCTTAGGCGTATAATGAGCGATTCAGGCAGATGAAGAACTTTAGTGAATTTTTATCCGAAGCAAACAAGAAGGCAGAGAAACCAAAGATTCTAAAGCGCCTCGAGGGTCAACTCGAAGACAAAGGATTTAGTGCTGGTTCTGCCGCTGCTATTGCTCGTTCCACTCTTCAGAAGTCGGGATCCCTCAAGAAAGGTTCGCAGAAACTGACCAAGAAGGGAAAGAAGCGTCAGAAGATGGGTGCTGCTGGTCGTGCAAAGGATCGTGCTGCAAAGAAATCTGGTCGTAAAGCATCAGAGTACAAGTACAATCCAAGAAACAATCAAGCAACACTCAGAGAAAGCATAAACTTCGACGGACTTCTCACCGAAACCCGTCATATCTTCTCCGACTTTGATGAGACACTGGCAACCGATAATGCAAGAGTGAAGATTGGCAGCAAATCACTCAGTGCTGCTGAGTTCTCTGCATACAAACCAGAACCAGGCGATCCGAAACCAGATTTCTCCGAGTTCTCCAGAACCAATCAACCAGTTGTAAAAAACAAACACTTCTCTTTCAAAGTGTTCAAGAATGCTGCAAGAAAACTGGCAAAGAGGAAGGAAGCAGGAGAAAAGGATCTACCTGTAATGGGAATCATAACAGCAAGACCACCACAAGTCACCCCACACATTCGTCAGTGGCTAAAGGATAATGGTGTACATAACGCAGATGATATTCATATTCATGCGGTTGGTTCTAATGATCCAAAAGCAAAGGTAGAAGCACTCCGAACTCATATACACTCTGGTTCTATAAAGCCAGGAGATCAAGTACATTTCTTCGATGATCACCACCCAAATGTCGAAGCAATTCACGGTATGCGCCAAGATCATCCAGATATAAATATTAGATCAGTCCATGTTGGGCCACAAAGAAAGAAAGGCAAGTAGTCATGCACCTATCAAGAGACACACACAATCTTCTCAACGAGTCCATTCGTTCTCTTTCTCTGGAAGAGGAATACGATATTCTCACAGAGGAACAGTTTAATGAAGCATATGAGGATTATATCGACTTCTTGGTAGAAAACTACACCGACGAAGAACTCGAAAACATGACAGAGGAAGAACTGATGGAAGGCTTCCTGTCGCGTGTTGCTGGTGCTGCGGGAACTGCTGTTCACCGTACCAAGAATGCATTTAAGGGAATGGGTAAAACATGGGATGACATGAAGACTCAATATCAGCGTGGTGCTGCTGGAGAACTTACTTGGACAGGTGCTGAGAAATATCCAGTAAAGAAAGAAGAAGAAAAACCAGAGTCAAAACCAACAGGCACAACACCACCTCCACCACCAGATGCCAAGAAAACAAAAATAAAACTGACACCAGAACAAAAGAATAAACTGGCAACAGATCCTCGTCATGATGCTCTAAGAAAGAGAAGAGAAGCAAGAAAGCAATCAGGAGATGATTTGGCTATGTCTCTCAGTCAAAGATTGCAATCCAAGGGACTGATCAGCGATAAAGGCAAGAAAACACCAGCAGGCAAAGCAGCAGCAGCAAATGTTAAGGACAGATCAGTAAAAGCGTCATCAACAATCAAAGATACTCTTCTCAACAATAAGCGAGGAGCCGCTTTCTCTAAGTGTGTAGAACGAGGAGGAAGCGAAGAAAAATGCACAAAATATGCGTCAAGTATAATGGCTTCCAAAGAATATTACAGCGATCTACGACAACGATTACTAGAAAACTACAAAAAATAACAGAACACCCCCGAGAAATCGGGGGTTTTCATTTCCTAAATAATGTAAAGGTGAAATATGGCCAAAAAGAAACCAACTCCCATTTACTCTAACGGATTTAAGATGAGAAGAAACAGAGATATTCATATTGATGCTCAGAAGTATGGTATTTCCAAGGAAAGTATGTCTTTCTTTGGATTTATGGATAAGATCTCAAATATCTCAGAGGATGCACAGGTAAGGGAGTATTCACCACAGGCACTCGGACGCAAGAGAAATATGTTTCTCAACACACTCGCTCTGGACGAAAAGAAGTTCCAAGAGTGGGTTCAGAACCGTCTATACCGCATCGCCTACGACAACAAGCGTTCTATCTCCGACTTCACTCCAAAGGACATAGAGATTGGTCTGAGTAAATGGGAAGGATTGCTGCGTAATGGTGATCCTGGCTTCGGTAAGTATCAATCTCAGTTTACTGCATATAAAGAGAGATTTATGAAAGCAGCGGCCACCATATTGGCTAATGCACCATCTGGTAAGGGTTCTCGAGGCGTGGAACCACACGAAGCACCATCCCTGCACCCAAGTGGTCAATCTATGACCCCCACAGCACTCAAGCAACAGGGAGGTTCTGTTGATCCAGAGCAGGGTGGATCCATGGCCGCGGGTGGTTCTGGTGTAGATCCACAGATGCAAGTCACTCCCGAGGAAGACACAGTTGCTGCTATGATTGCAGATATGCAAAAAGCATTATCTATGAAAGAGAAGCAGTTTGCTGGGCATGTCGAGAACAAACTCCTCAACAACGATCTAGATCCATCTACTGTAAATGCAGCAGAGTTGGAGAAGAGTTTGGATGACGATTTCCAGAACCTACTTGACGCCATTCCTGCGGACTCCACGATAAACGAACAAGAAGCGGAGATCGAAGAGATCTATGGACAATACAAGGAACGCTTCCTTCAGACCGCTTCCAAGATGGTCGCAAAAACAGGAAAGAAGATAGAGAAGGCAAACAAGAAACAAGCAGCGAAAGCGAAATCAATCGGTGCAAAGGCTGCCGACTATGAAGCAGCACTTTCTCTCGGTATGACTACATTCACTGGTCAAGATCTCGAAAGCACGGGAATGGACGATAGCCATGTAGATCTGATGAGAAAGAACCCAGAACTATATGCTGCTGGAAAGAGAATGGCAAACACCATCATCTCTATGCATCCTCTTCTCAAAGGTGCTGGTGTTCGTTGGATGGGCAAGGAAACAAGCACAGACGAAGTTCATCCAAACTGGGAAGGAACTGATGGAACATCCAAGACAGATGTTATGTTTGATCTTGGCGATAAGAGAGTAAAGTTTAAGAACGGTAAGTTCGTTGCTTGTAGTGAGAAAGACAAAGACGAAAACTGCTCATCGAAGATCAAAATGTCTATGAAACTCGGTGACTCGCAGTTTGCTTCTGGTGGTGACAAGGAAACTATGTCAACATTCAATAGAACACTTGACAACCTAAAAGGTAAGGACTTTGATCTTTCCGATCCAAGAAAACTATCACATCGTTTGATTGCTGATGGTATGGATCCACAAGAGGCAAAGGAAAAAGCACAAGCAATAGTAGAGAAAACACAGATGCTTCGTCAAGGATTCGAAGCACTTACCACTTTCCACACATACAAAGGAACAGTATCTGACTATCAGAAGGGTGGAGTGTATTCCGATAGACCAGAGAAAGAGTTCAAGGAATCGAAGAAATTGGTTGATGCTGCCGACAAGTTTGCAAGAGAAGTATCCGCCCATGTCGCCGAGATGGCAAATCTGTTTCCATCCTTTGCTTCGGAGTTTGTGTATGTGACTATGACAGGTGATGGTAAGTTCAAGGAAGGTTCTGATAGACAGGCCAACTATATCATCTCCACAGATCACGCAGGAGACAAAGTAATCATTCTGCCTGCATCACGCGACCTCGCATCTCGTATTGCAAGTGAGATACAGATCGTTGCAAAGGCTAAATCATCCAGCGTCAAGTCCAAGAAGGATCCACTAGTAGAGAAGTACATGGCCAAGGGAATGACAAAGGAAGAAGCAGACAAGAAAGCATCTCTCGAATCACCATATCGTGTATGGCAAGTTGTCCGTGTTCTTGCTTCTTCGAGAGCACAGAAAGTCCTATCAGATCCAGCAACGGCAGCACAAGTTCTTCAGAACAGTCGTCTTTTGGACTTCGTGAATGCCATGAGTTTTCTCAAGGAACAAGAAGAGGAAATGCCCGAAGAAGAAATGACGGACGAAGAGATGCCAATGGAGGAAGACACACTCGATCCCGATACTAGGGATTATGTGGATGCGGCAATCGACTATGCTTTCAGTTCATTTCAGAACATGATCAAGTTCTTCGGTGTCGAGTTCAACGGTGTATCCAGCAACGACTACAACCTATACAATATGTTCGCAGCAGATCAACCAGTGGATATGGTTACACAAATAAATAACAGAGTCGATATGAACAACCAGATCGGTGATGAAATACAGCAGATGAGATTGCAACAGGAGTCAAAGGACTTCTTTACAATAAGAAACAAGATGAGGGAGATCTATAACTTATGAAGCGAAATGTCGTGCTCTTAAATGCGTCTTGTGAAGTTATTAATGTGATTGATTGGTTTAGAGCAGTGAGATTGATTATGAGTGGGAAAGCAGTCAAGTCATACAACTGTCAACACTTATATGAAATACAAACGACATCAGGTGTGTATCATCTTCCAAACTCAATAACGCTTATTGATTATGTCAGAATACCTTTCAGAAAGGTTTCACTGACAAGAAAGAACATATTCTTCCGCGACAACTACACTTGTCAATATTGTGGTGATAGAAGTATAAAGAAGATGACACTTGACCATGTTCTCCCAAGGAGTCGTGACGGAAAAGACACTTGGGAAAATCTCGTTACTTGTTGTAAGAGATGTAATGTAAAGAAACGAGATAGAACACCAGAAGAGGCAAAAATGAACTTGCTTCGAAAACCAGAGAGATTAAAGAAAGACATAACATACGCAGAAGTAGAAAGAATTCTACAAGGAGAGAAAAATGAAAACGAGTGATCGAGCAGCATACAGTCATATAGAGGCAATCACAAGCGCACCAGGCTCTTCAACTGTATTACAATACAGAGGACTGTTTATAAATTGCACAGCCAACGGTAGTGTTGCCATAACAGGAAGCACTTGGGAAAAGGTAGAGGGAACAACTGGAACATACAAGACGGTTACATTTACCGTAAGTATGTTGGCAAACACCAATACAGTTCTTCCTTTGTCCCTAAGAACAATCAATACACTAACTCTGACTAACTGCACTCTATTTGGAATGAGATGATGTATTCCTTCTACCAATATCTTCTAGAAGCAAAGGCTCACGCCACCACTGGTCATCTGGAGCATGTTGGCGATCTCCTCTATCACGGAGATCCGCACTCTGCTATAGAGCATATGGAGCATACACATAATCGTTTTCAGGGTCATCACAACGATAATCATAAGTTGTCCCTGAAAGTTGATGGTGGTATGAGTATAGTTGTTGGTAGAAACCACAAAGGACAGCACTTTGTATCATACAAGACAGGTTCCGAGCAGTTCACCTCTCACGAACAGATTGCCGCAACAGGAAAAGAACACTATGTTCGTGAACTTTCTCCTGTTCTAAAACACGCAAAGAAGATGGAAGGACTGAAGCCTGGAACTGCCTTCCAAGCAGATATTGTACATAACTCGGAAGAACACTCCGAAGTCGCTCAACCCAACGCGATCAAGTACAAAGTACCAAAGAACAAGAAACTGGTTCTTGCTGCTCACTCGCAGTACAAGGTAGGTAAAGAAGGAGAGTTGACCAAGACGACAAGTCATCCAGATGTTCATTCTATGACATCGAAAGACACTCACGCTCCAGATCTTGCGATGGGCAAGAATGTTCACCTCAAACTGGATTCCAAGAGACACAAGAAAATATCTCATCATCTTGGTCAAGCAAGAAAACTTCTGACACCAGAAACTTCCGAGTTTGCTAAAACACTACCACAACAAGGCAAGTTTCACGAGTTCCTTAAGCAATACTCGAACCACGAAGCAAGAACAACTGGCAAGAGATCTGTCAAAGCGATGACCAAGCACATCGACACCTATATGTCGAAATCCGCTCAATCCAAACTAAAACCAGATACTCAAAAGAAACTCCGTGGTTCTCTGAATGACTTTATTTCTAATAATAAACACCATTTTGATACATTATTTAAAGTCCACGATCATATAAATCAAGCCAAACATCATCTTTTGGACGAGTTGGAACAAAACCACAAGCATCATTTCGACATTCATACACATGGCGGTGAAGAACACGAAGGTATGGTGTCTAGTTTGGGTAGACCTGGAAAGAATGAAGTTCAGGCCAAACTGGTAAGAGAAGGACCTGGAGGGTTCCCAGAAAAGAACACAGCAAACGCGGCAATAAGATTTGGTAAATCCTAAATACAAAAAAGGAGCATCAAATGGGATGTAACTGTGGTAAAACAAAACCAAAACCAAAGCCAAAATCAACCAAGTGAGGTATATATTTTATGAACAGAAATACATTAATGAGCGACTTTCGTAAGAAATTCGGTGGTGAGTATGTGAGAGAAAACGGAAGATGGTATTGGGTGAACGGTCAACAAAAGAACCTAGTTTCTAACAGTTGGCTACTCGGTATGTTGAGAGGTTCAGACACACCAAAACAGGAGGTTCAGCCATATGAGGTTTCGCAACACACGCAGGAAACTTTGGTTAAAGATACAAGACACGAAGCACCTGTGGAAGAACAAGAACCCGAGAATGAAACCTCAGAATTGTCCCAAGAGGAACTGAAAAGACAGTTGCAGAACCAGAAGAGAAGAGAGAAGAGAGCACAAAGAAAACTAGAAAAGCAAAAGAACGATGAACAATAACGCAACAGATCTAATAAACGAAAGTCGCAGAGTTTATACCAAAAGTATTCTCCGTGAACAGGTTTCTCGTTATGTTACTGAAACTCTTATGCATATAGAAACAAATCTCAAGAGAGAACTCACTCAGGACGAGATAGAGAACATTCTCATACACCTAGCCGATGAAAACATTAACTGAACTACTAGAAGCATCAAAACCCAAGCAATTAGTTGCTACTATGGGTCGTCTGCAACCTCCAACAAGAGGTCACGAACTTCTTGTCGATAAAGTAAAACATCTGGCTAGTGAAATGGGCGCAGATCACAGGATCTTTCCCAGCACAAAGGAAGGCGGAGATACACCAAAGGAAGAAAAGAAAAATCCTCTTCCATTCAAGACAAAGGTGAAGTATCTCAAGAAGTTCTTTCCCAAGACAAACATTCACAGCGAACCAAATGTTCACAATCCATTTCACCTTCTACAGCACGCTCACGATAATGGCTACCACCATGTCCATCTAGTCGTAGGTGGAGCAGAGGGTCAAAAGGGTGAAAGATTTGATGAGTTTGGTAAGCAGTTCGAAAAATACAAGACACCGAAGGGGACATACAAAATACCACACGAAAAAGGTGGTCATTTTGAGATTGGCTTAACTCTGCATTCGGCAGGAAAGAGAGATGAAAAATCCTCTGGTGTCGAAGGACTGTCTGGTAGCAAGGTGAGAGACACGATATTATCGTCCGATCATACGAACCCAAAGCATGTGGCAAAAGTTCACTCTATGTTGCCATCTGGAGCAAAACCAGAACACGCTGCTGCTTTAATCAAGGATATAAAGCACCACACAGAGAGAATGGCTAGAGAAAGAGAAGAAGCCAAAGCAGCAAGAAAAGCAGCAAAGAAAACAGTAGTGAAAGAAAGTATTCTTCCAGATCCCATTCTGGACACGATTCTTGAGATGTTCCTTGCCGAAAAAGAAAGCAAGGAAACCCGTCGCAAGCGTGATCGTAGAATGTACGGACATGGCAAATCTCTCAGCGAACTGACACCAAAACAGCGTCAAAACCGCAAGAAGAAGAGCAAGAGAACAGTTGCCAGAAGAAAAGCGAACCGCGAAGGACGCACCAAGAAGGGTGACAGTTCTGTGGAACTAGATCACAAGAACGGAAACGCTATGGATAATGGTTCGCACAATCTGCGAGTAGTTTCCAGACATCACAACAGATCTAGAAACAACAACAAAAATCACTAAATACGCCGAGAGGTTTATATGAAAAGTTTCAAGGAACTCAGAAATCTTACCGAAAAGAAATCCCTCAAGAAGGCTTGTTGGGATGGTTATGAAGCGATAGGGATGAAGGAAAAGGACGGAAGACAGGTTCCTAACTGCGTTCCTATCAAAGAAAGCAAGGAAGACATGGCTTGCAACAAGCCAACTCGTTCCTCCAAGGCAGGAAAGAAGATGATGGTGAAGGCTTGTGAAGGTGGTAAGGAAAAACTTGTTCATTTCGGAGCATCTGGATATGGTCACAACTATAGTCCTGCTGCTCGTAAATCTTTCAGAGCAAGACATAAGTGTGGAGAAAAGAAATCAAAACTATCTGCTCAATATTGGGCTTGTAGAAAACTATGGGCAGGGAAAAAGGGATCAAAGAAGTCCTGTCCACCAGGCAGAAAATGTAAATACTGAAAAGGAAAAAAGATGAACTATCATAAACTAAGAAATATTCTAGGAAACTTAAAAGAACAAGCAGCAAACTCAACATACGCTGCTCCTGACAACGGTGCATCTTTAACCGATGGTTCTATCGCTGCATTTAAGGTAGAGGATCCAGAGGTTCTTGCTCGTATAAACGCATTCCTCAAGGTATTCTGCACAGAAAGACACCAAGATCCAAAGTATGCTCTCGTAGTCCTGAGAACCAAACTCAACACATTGGGTCTTGACTTCTCCTACGATGGACGCAGACCACTGAGTCCAAAGGAGTCCTTTCACTTGACACAGTTCGGAGGTAGAACAGGTGTAGACGAGAAGGGCAACCAACTCAACGACTGTGGCATCTCACACAGAACTGGTGGAAGAAGTATGGAACTTTCCGTAGAAATCTCTCCTCTGAATGTAGGAACAGATGCAAAGGAACCAGGTCCTTACTACATTCATGCCAAGATACAGTTTGCAGGAAACGACAGTATGAACAAAGGAGACACCTCTCCGATCTCAAAGGGAGAAGCAGCAGATAGCCTAAAATCGGAGTGATAATGGACTTTATTCGAATAAATGATGCAAACTATGTGATGTATGCGATGAAGAATTATCAGAATCCTCAGTGCAGTAGTGTCGAGGAGTTTCACGAAGATCTGAACCGTATAAAGTATCTAAAAAGATTATTCAGAAAATACAAGACAACTGGTATACTGAGGGAAAGACTGATACTGAATCACATAATAATCTTCTATAACATATTTGGTATAGAAGCAGCAACTAGATTATTGTTCAGTAGAATAGAAGACGATCTCCATCCATACCTGAAGACATTCATAGTATTTTTAAACAGTTTACCTAAAACAATACCAGAATATGATCTCTTGACAATACCGATGGATACAAGAATAATAGCAAAGTTGAGAAAAATAAAATGAAACCCATAAAAGAAGGCGTAGATGTCGATAGTGCGTTTCTCAAGAACTTTATGATGGACGCAATCAAGAACCCAAAGAAGTTCTACGCTGTTCTTACGCTCGCAGGAATCAACTCAGTAGAAGCAACCAAGATCGTCTACAATCTAAAGCATCCTAGATTGACTTCCAGTAACTTTGCAACAAAGATGAAGATGCTTGCTCTTCTTCAGAACATCATAGAACTCATTACTCACGACAGAATACTCTATTCCAGAGTGAGAAGTATGGCAATGAGTGGTGATTTTGAGAGGGTTGTGAAGAATGTCGTCAATCCAGAGAAGGTAAGAAAACACCCCAAAGGACGACTAAATATAGTTGACGAAGATGCTGCTCCTGGCGCTATAGCACCCACGAATTCTTCACCAGTAGGTCAAACCTCCATAGGAAACGCAGAAATCGCTTTTGTTGCTCCTAGCAGCGAAAACCCACCCGCTCCCTTGCGTGGAGTTCCTGTCCGTAGAAGAAATATACCAAAAAACATTATGGATAGATTAAAGGATCTATTCAGAAAACAAACAAAGAAACCAACAGGCGGACTGGCGCCAAACATCGTGACACAAATGGGCCAGTAAAAACCCATTATACATACTACAAAGGAGTTTACTATTATGGAAAACAGAAATACAACAATCGCAGGTATTGGCGCAATTCTCGTAGCAGTTGGTGCAGCACTCAAGGCTTACTTTGATGGTGACGCCGCAACAACCGTAGATATTGCTACCACAGTTGCAGCAGTAATTGCTGGTGTTGGTCTTATCATGGCCAAAGATGCTAAGAACACCCAATGATCGACAAGATCGTAATAGCAATAGTTTTAGCATTATTATCATGGTTGGAGAAACGAATTGAACAAGGTAAAATTGCAATCGACGCTGACTTGGATATTGATCGTCTCCGTAATGCTGGTTCTCGGATTGATGCTTGGGTGCGCGAGAACAGTGCTGGTGACGGAGGGAAGTCCAGTACGCCTGGGTCCTGACATCAAAGGAAGAGTATACACTCTACAGAATGGTGTTTGGGTACTGAGCGACAACACAGCACCTCTACAAGAAGGTTGGTACTTAGTTCCCCCATCATTCGTTTCGGAAAACAAACCTCTAAAACCTAGCGACAAAGATTAAGAGAACACCCCCGAAAGGGGGTGTTTCATTTGGTCGATCCTTGTTCTCTTTTGATCTTCTCAAATAGAAACTTGCAAAGATAATAAGAGTCAACTATGTCAGAGACAGGATTTCCTATATCCTTCTTCTCAGGACAGATCATATCCTTGATTGGTTCTTTGGTGTCTAAAACAAATGCTTCATACATCATAGATTTATCTGCATTTCCCTTACCAGTGGCGTACTTCTTCACTTCAGATGGGGTGAATACAGTAACAGGAAGTCCTATCTGATACATCTTGTACTTAAGAACTCCTGTGTTTTCTGCGATATGAAATACTCTTCCCTGTGCAGAATAAGCATAACCTTCTAGCGCAACAGCATCGCACCCTAGCACCGTTTCAAGTGCCCAATCTGCAATCGACTCGTAGCGTTCCATTTCTTGGTTCCAATCTATGAAACGCTCACCGAAGATATTACCATATGGTTTTTCTGTGTATTTCTTTATATCAGTGAGAAAGTAGAAGGTACAGTCGTCATAGTTAAACACCTCTCCGTTAAACACACATATCGAAGGGCCGTTTAGAGAGTAATCTATTCCTGCTATGAGCATAGTACCTCCAGAAAAAAACACACGCGGACGCTTAAACGCAAAATGGCTTGTTTGCTAAAACCACTTTATGTGAAGTTAAAGGGTTTTCATTTTGGTATGTTTGAGCGATAATGTCCGCGTGTGCCTTGTATTTATGCAAGAATGCTTATTGCAGCATCTATTTTTGTTTCTAGATTTATGATTTTGGCTCCAACCGCTTTGCAGCAAATCTTCACATTTGGATCTTTTTGCCAAAGTGGAGTGTTGCTCAAAATGTCGATAAGAACAGTAAGTGCGTTTTCTTCGGTGATTTCGATGTTGTTTTCTGGTGTGTCTATTGAGTCCATTTTTTATCTCTTTCTAAAAAGTTAATGTTTTATTATTTCCCTTTCAGGTATTTAGACAAATATAAATAACGACGAGGGAATAGAATGGAACCACTCTCAATCATCACACTCTTAGCACTAACCACCATAACTTTCTTTGTCTGGAAGGCCACTATGTCTAGAATACTCAAGAAACTACAGGAGCAACACGCCCTCAGAAATCCCAATCCAAACAACTATAAGTTTCTGTTCGTTATAAAGGAAAGATCCGTATACGGAACAAAGACAAAGGCATATGGATTGTTCAACTCCTGTAAGTTTGTTTGCAACAGATTAAGATCAAAAGACATACAAGCGGATGTAGTGCAAGTAATAGACAACAACTGCATAGACAAGTATGTTTCAGAGTATAAACCAACTCACTGCTTCATAGAGGCTCTGTGGGTTGTACCTTCCAAGTTCGAAGTGTTGGCAAAACTTCATCCAAATGTAAAGTGGGTCGTCAGATTGCACTCGATGGTTCCTTTCCTAACAAGCGAAGGAATGGCTTTCGAATGGCTAAACGAGTATATCGAACTGAGAAAGAAAGGTATAAACATTTCCATCAGTTGCAACAACAGAGAAATGTATGAAGAACTTTCTCACATATATGGTGATGCGGTTTCCTGCACACCAAATATCTACGATCCAGGCTATGAATTTTCAAAGGTAAACACCAGCAAAGATATTCTTGACATCGGATGCTTTGGTGCTCTTCGTGTTCTCAAAAATCACACACAGCAGGCACTTTGGGCAATAGAATTTGCCGATAAGATCAACAAGAAGATGAATTTCCATGTCAACATATCTGAGCACGAACAAAGAGAAGCAGGACCAGTATTGCGTAATCTTCGTGCAATATTCAAGAACACGACACATTCCTTGGTAGAACATCCTTGGTATGAACATAAGGATTTCTTGGAACTCGTATCTACTATGGATATTGGAATGCAGATCTCCTACACGGAATCATTTAATGTCGTTGCCGCGGATTTCGTTCAGTGTGGAGTACCGATAGTTGTATCAAGAGACATCAAGTTTGTCCACCCAAACTGCTGCGTTTCACCATCAAACGACAAACAAATAGAAGCGGCAATGAAATACGCATACTGCGACAGAAGAGTAGCCGAGGAGAATAAAAAACTACTGGAAGACCATAATAGAATGGCCTTCCAGCAGTGGTTAGAATATATCAGAAATTGATTGTTCTAATCAGCGTCTACGACGAACAGTAAGACCGGCAAATCCGAGTAAGGAAATTGCGCCTGGTGTCGGAGCCGAGAGTACAAATGCTCCGCCCGCAGTATTACCAATAAAGTTGGGAAGCGGTCTCCAATCACCCCACTTGTATTGTCCATTTTCATCAGTAAACCAGAAATTATTCACATCGTCTCCTTGTGACCAAACAAACTGATCACCAGCAGCGTCATTAAGTTGTGCTCCAATATTCATAAAATATTCTCCAGAAGTGATTTGGAAAGAAAATGGAACATAAAACTCGTATATCGCTTCACCGAAGAAATTAGTCTCTCCAGTAGCAACTGCCGAGATGTTTTCCAAATCAATATTTTGATTTGTCACTTGTGACTCGAAGTTTGCATCCCAAACAACAATCTGGAAAGAATCAACATTTGACAAACCCTGTCCATTAAATCCATTCATAGAACCCCACCATCGCAAAGATGATGTTGTGTATGAATCCTCCAATTCAAATCCTTGAGCACCACTTTGTGCATAAGTATATGCTCCCTTGGAGTCCAAAGCATCAGAATAGAATCCAACAGTATCTACTACTGGATTATTCGCCACAATAAATTCTGCATTTGCTTCTGATACAAATACAAATGTGGCTCCCAACATAATAATAACATTCTTCATAACACTCTCCTTGTATTCCCATAATAAAACACAAGCGAATCGGAATACGGGAAGACGCTTGTGGGTTTAATTCGTAAGATCAACCACTTCGCATCCATCAGCACTGCATGCCATGGTCTGCGAACTCTTGGTTGTATCGGTCTTCTCGTAGTTCTTGAGAAGTGACCAATCTACATTCTTAGGCATCTTTGCGAGTGCCTCTTCGTACTGCTGCTTGCTGCACTCCTGATATGGTGCTTGCTGATACGAATGATCAGAATGTGGCAAGAACGAAATACCACTGATCTCGTCAAAGTGCTTGTATACCCAAGCACCAACATCCATCCATTCGTGATCCTTTACAGTCACCGTAATAGATGGCTTATGCTCACACCAGTAACGCTGATATGTCAACCACAACTCAAGGTGTTCGATTGCAGACATATCGTTACGAGTGACAGATCCCTCTGCTTTCATCGGGAACGAGAAGACCATAGTATGATCTGGTTTCATCACGCAAGGTTCTGCGGGGAACCCAAGATCAATCATCATCTGACAGAGTGGATCCTTGCGATCTGCACGAACAGTACGAATGTAATATTCACTGTGACGGGCGTGAATACCAGATGCAGCGTCGGTCAACTGAGAAACAGTCCCTGATGGTTTGACGCAAGTGATTGCAGCAGCGGGATTGATTTTCAGTCTCTTTGCCCATTCCTTGTTCGTGTCGATTGCTTCCGTCTTGAGTTGCGAAAGCATCGCTCCAAGAATTTCGTGATTATCACAACTCATATCTTTATTATCAAGAATACCAGTCAGAGAGACACCAAGGAGTGCTTCCTCTTCGCAGTTCTTCTTCCAATCACTGGAGAGATATGGGAAATGCGTGAGTGATGCTTGCCATGTACCTAGAATGGTCGCAAGACGAACCTTTCTTCTCAAGGACTCGACAGTATCCTGTGGACGAACTATAACTTCAGTGAGGTTGCAAAATTCACGGTCGCGTAGAATAATCTCACTGCAAGGATTTGTGCCAAACTCATAAGACGCATCACGGCGATCTCCAAGTTTAGATACAGTTCTGCGACAAGCATCGCGGTTAAAAATACCGCGTTCTCCGCTCTTGCTCTTATAGAGCGACAACCACTCCTCAATAAAGACACCAATTTCGGGTTTCTCCTTGTATGCTACACTGTTGTTTGCGAGTGCTCTTTGCGGGTTGTCAGTCCACCACGCGCCAGTCTTAGCATCACGCATTCTTTCATCGGTGAGATTCGACAGGCTAATAAGAGCAGATCTACGCACTCCTCCGACCACGACAATTTCTGCAATCTTACAGACAATATCGTGGCACTCAATAGATGTGAGTTTCCTGCCGGCGGCTCTTCGGAAAGTATCACTTGTGAATCTGAAAAGATCTTCGAGAGGTTTAGGTCCTGACGCTCTTCCACCGAATGTCTTGAGGCGCGCGCCAGCAGGACGAACCTTTGAGATGTCCCATCTTGGAATTTGACCTCCAATAAGCAGGGAGACAAGTTCTTTGTAAGCCTTAGCCCAACCAGCCTTGCTGTCTTGGACAACGATGATCGTATCCGAGTCAGTAAAGTGTTCAGCGATTGTAGGTAGTTTCTCGACATATTGACGCTCCACGCTAAAACCTACACCTGTGCCACACATCAGAATGTAGAGGATTTCATCGAATGCTCTTACGCGATTTACAGCCACATATGAGCAGTTGTAGCCAGCAGTGTTGTCTCTTTCCAGTGCTTCTCCTGCTGTCATCAAAGCACGCATACTTGGCATTATTTCTTGATTAAGAACCGCTTGTTCCAGTTCGTTTCTCAACTCACCAGACAATATAAACTTTTGATTTACCTTGAGATGGTTCTCAAAGAAATCGAAATAACGCTTCACGGTTTCTTCCCAAGATTCTCTTCGGTTTTCCTTCTCAAGCCATCTTGAGTAACGAGAAAGGTGAATGAAATCTTGGTAGGGTGTAGGTAAACTCATAATAACTCCTTATGTGTAGAATATCATACAACAAGGTCTAACCCTTGTCAATCATCGAGCGAAATATTTAGTTCAGAAAGATCCACCATCCAGATTTCCTTGGTTCGTCCAAAGAGATCCGTTGTATTTTAAGATTTCATCAGGTGATGGAGAAACAATCTCAACATCACTCAGATCTGTGAGTGCAATACTTGCAGTTGTAGAACTTTTTACAGTCCAGGCAGTACCGTTCCACTCCCATGTAATAGCACCAACCGTATAGGTTTGACCAACATAAGGTGTGTTTGGAAATCCTGCCATTTATTATTCCTTATTGAATTACCTGCTAATTTCTTCCCAGTCCATTGAAGCAAAAACTTTACTGGTATTTTGAGATGCTGTTACAAGTAACACTAATTCATATTGTGTATTTGTAAATGTATTTCTTTCAAGTTGAAATTTGAATAATGCTTCTTTTAGAATGTTTACAGAGTTTCCTGTGTTTGCAGTAGAACTAAAAAAGCCGCTCGCAAGAATTCGTCCGTTTGTAGCACTGGTCGCGCCTAAATTATACTCTACAGCACTGTTGGGTGCAGCAGAGATCCAAGATCCACCAGTTGTACCAGCACTAGCCACAACTTGCCAATTGTATTTTTCACCAGTGGTATCTGCCAACAACGAAAGTGCCGTCATAATTACAACAGCATCAACACTAGTAGATTTTAATCGCAACGAAATTACTGGAT